ATCCTTGAATGATTTGACCGTATCGCGCTTGGCAACCATTTCAGAATATGGAACACCCGCCGTTTTTGCGCCCAACTGACTATGTACGTCAATACCTGAATTAAGCGCATCGCCTAGTCGACTGTAGCCAACCATGTCGTAGCAGCTTTGGGCGTGCGTTCGAAGCTCACACCCGACATAATCACCAGCGATGATCGCCATGCCGTCACGCGCCACGATGCATTCACGTACTCCCATGTCCTGAGGCATCGTATGTGCGGCCCCGCCGTATCCAATACGGCCAGTCTCCTTAAGCACTCGTGGCTCAAGGGTCAGCGGTTGCACGTTGCCTTTGGGATCGATGCCCTCACGAAGCCAAGGAATGTACGTTGACAGTACCTTGGCAGTCTCATCATACCGAGCAAACTCTAGTAGGTCATCGTCCCCTGACTCGTCTAGCGCGTCTCTGCCTGCACTTACACCTCCGGTAGCTGTCAAAGGATACGGCGCACTCTTCAGGTCCAGCCCGGTAGTGGAGCACGCCTTGCACCCTTTGTAGCCTGCTATCATTTTGCCGGTGTCGCTACACCCCTCGCACCCTTTGCCTTTGCATGGCGTGTGGCGTTTGGTCTTTACGACGGTGCCTGTCATGTTGCACGCTGCGCACTTCTCGCCACCGCACTTTGGGCATTTGGTTTCGCTTGGCACCTTTGCCGTACCGTTGCACGTGTCACACTTGCCGCTAACGCCAAAGGCTTGAGCTACCTTGCGCTTGACCGCAGAGCTGTTTTTGATGACGACGCGTTCGCCCTTTTTGGTCTCCTCACGGAGAAACCCTAGGCGGATCATCTCGGCCTGACGCACGGCGCGATCGTCGATCGTTTTTTTCTCCAGGGCATCGATGCGGGGCGGGTCGACCTGAAAGCCACGAGCGGCGCCGAGTACAAGGCAGAAATCGGTGTACATCTGATTCTGCAGGTCATGTAGGTTGCGGTTCTTTTTGACCTGCAGCATAGCCACGTCATGCGTGTTTAACACGTCGTCGACAGGATACGTCTTGGCTTGCTCCGGCCAGAATTCAAACGGAATACCGTCAAGCTCTTGATACCTAAGGCGCCACTTATCGTTCGCTTTGGCGTTTGTCCTGCCGGTCACGATCTCGGTGGTCTGGTCAAGGCTATAACGCACAGGGTCACGGGTGATCGGGTGGTACCCCATGTTGCCGTCAGCCAACGCGCTAAGCCGCTGACATAGCAGCACATCAAACACGCCTTGGCGTAGGTACGCTTCGAATATCTCAGGGATCAGATCGATGCCTAGCTTTTTTGCATACGCGATCACGACACCCATATCAAATGGTGCGTTGGCCAAGATCATCGTTTTGCTTTTGATGATCGCACGAAAGAAAGCCAACGCCTTTTCAGGAGTTAGCAGATCGCCTTTGCTGTCCTTTGCAACTGAGGCGCACACCATGGGCGGGTGCTTCGTGCCTGGCTTGATTAGATGCGTCTCGGTATCAAAGGCATAGCCGTCTGTGATGACTCGCTGTAGTGCTTCGGGTGTCATGTCGGATCCTTATCTAGCTTGCGTGCGGCCTTTTCTAGCCTGGCCAGTCCCCGAAAGTCCCCCGTCTGGTTCCCCGCTACAGCCAGACACTTGGCACCAAGGAACGCCGCCTTCCAGTCCTCGGCGCGCCTGTGCTCCCTTTCGATCGTGCGGCTCATGTGGTCACCAGCAAGGTAGCCAATTGACTGCGCTTTAATCCGCTCGTTCTCTGCCTTTGCTCGCTCCCACTCCTCCTTGTATGCATCCCTGCCTAGCAGGTTGGCCTGTGCCTCAGCCCTTAGGCGTTCGTTCAGGCGCTGTTCATCCTTGAGACGATCGTTCTCGGCCTTGAGTTGGTTGTTTTCCTGCCCAAGGGCTTGCTGAACACCAACTCTCACATCAAGTTCGGCCTTAAGCCGTTCGATTTCCTCCTCAAGAGTGAGTGCGTAGGACTTAAGTCTTGCCTCGTAGAGGCTCATGACGCATCCCCCGGCGCATTGCCGACCTCAGCGTTAGGTACGGCGCACAACTGAATAGCCCTGACGTGGTCAACGTACACTAGCCGTGCATTGCATGACGTGGGCTCGATGAGTGATAGCGTGATGTCAGACGCCTCCTCAACGATTGAGTACACACTCTGGCCATTTAGTTCTTTGTCGTGTTTCTTTGGTTTGAATTTCATTTCTCTACCTTTCGCGCACAAGGCAGGACTCGAACCCGCACATAGCCGACTTGTTACGCCCGCCGTTCTACCAGTTGAAGTACTTGTGCTAGTGGTGCTGCCGGGAGGACTTGAACCTCCCCAGGTGCCGTGGGCCGTTGGATACTATCCGGGGTCCCGTCGTGCGTTCCATCGAATCCGTCTATACGGCAGCTAGTGGTACATAAGGAAGGAATCGAACCAACACACACCGGTTTATATCCCGGCCGCTCTACCTACTTGGCGTACTTATGCAGGTGGATCCGCGCCTATTACACTCGACCGGATCCGTGTTGCTGGTGAAGATAAATTAGCTAGGTGCCTGACCAACTGCGCACCACTGAAAGGAGTTCCACCGTGGACATTTATCACTAATCCGTATCGGTGGTGTGTCTCATGACCAAACAAAAAGTGAGGACTTACCCAAGGCAACGATCAAGCGTTACCCTCAGAATCTGCCTACTCGTCGGTTTTTAAACCTCCTTCTGGTCTTATGATCCGGTGCCTCTCGGTGTACAGGACAGGAGTTGCACCTGCATCGGTTGCGCCCAAAGGGCCCAGCCTCTTAATCTATTAGTCGACCTGCACATAAAGGTGGAGCGTTTTTTACAAGGTGCTCGAACCGTGGATCCTTGTGTGACATAGGCCAAAGGCGTCTACTGCCACATACCGTGTTTACGTCTTAGATACCTAGCGAAGCCGCAAGGTCTGCATTGCCTGCAGGTGCAGGTGCTGCCTCTGGTGTCGTCTCAGGCGCAGACGCGGCAGCAGGTCGGTACTTTTGGATCTTCTCGATCAAAGCACGCTCTGCCACACGCATCTCTGCCGTCTGTCCTTCGACATGATCAAAGGAGATGTTAGGCCAACGTGGCTTAACCTTGCCTTTGCGCCCACCGTCTTTGTACGTGGCCGGTACCTCGGTACCATCGGGCAGCTTTTCCATTTGCTGTTTTCCAAGGTAGCCGCCTGACCGAATCAGAATCCCGCGTGCTGGCTGGCTTTTGTCAAGCATCTTTTTACATGTCTCCGACGCTTTCGACTTGTCCGAGATATTGAAAAGTGCCTTCACCATGTCCATCATGCGCTTGGCTTCTTTTGCCCGGTGACTTTCGTACTGCCCATCATACGGTTTGAACCGCGTGGATACGACAGAGCCTACGCGGTGCTCGTCGGTTGCGCACTCCTTGACCAAGAAACTCGCTTCGAACTTGAGAGCCTCCCCCGCCTTGGAACACACAGCAAACTCTGTCAGGGACAGCAGACAGTCACTCACACCGAGAAACTGAAACTCTTGGACCTTGTCGGCCTCATCGAACATCTCATCAAAATTAATTTCACTCATTGTCTTTTCTCTTCTTTCCTAGCCCTTTGCGGGCTTTATCCAAAACTCGATGCAAGGAACCATCCGGGCTTTTCCTGCGGGGGTTCAATGTCATATTTCTCAAGAAACGTATTCAGCCTCAGAGTGTATGCCGCCAGTGTCTCGCTGTCAAGCACGACATCTACACTCTCACACCCCTCTGTGTTCGTCTCAGTCTTCAGAATACACAGGTAGGGCAGTGACTGGCTGCAGAGATACCCATAGTATCCCTCTGTGAGTCCTTCACCGTCGTCACTATAGACGCCCTTCTCTAGGAAGTCGTTTTCTTGTTCCTCCTCCCAGAAGTAGCCAAAGGCCAGTACTGCGTCTGCATTCGATCCCATTTTCTTATTCTCCCATCGCTAACATGTAAAGGTCTTTGGCGTCCCTAGCATCCTGTAGTGCAGTATGCGCCACGGTGCGGCCTTCGCCTAGCATCTTTACACCTTGCGCACTACCTACTCTGGTAGTGCTCTTTGTGCTACCCATAAGCAAAGAGCCTAGCTCGATTGCGCCGTGGCTGAATCTTGAGAGTTCCCCGGTAGCCTTGCACGATTTGTTGTAGAAGGCAATATCAAAAGAGCCAACGTTAAAGCCTACAGGCACAGCCTTGTGCTCTAGGCTGAACCCCCAATCAAAGAGTGCATCGTTAAGTCCCTGGATTGCCCTGCGCTCTGATACCCCTTGTCCCCTGGCCAGCCTTTTCAAGAGAGCCTGATTCATCTGCAGCGCATAGGCACTACCTATGTATCTCTCATGAGATACTAGAGTTTCAAACTCTCCAAGCGTCTCGCCGGTATTCGTCTCAAAACAGACAGCGCCGATCTCTAAGATCTGGTCCTTCTGCGGGTCCACTCCTGTTGTCTCCAAATCAAATGCAACTATTCTCATTTATTCTCCCATCGCGGTTTGTAGTTTCTGTGCGCTGCCTAGCGTGGTCTGTACGTATAGGCTTCGCGTCATTGCTTTAGCCAAGCTTGCCTTAAACTCGGGCGTATGTAAATAGACTTCTGCGAAAACTTCTTTGGCGTTTTGTCCCTGCCGGTGTAGTCGTCCCAAGAGTTGCTCCCATGTCGTCGACGATGACGGTGGATTGCAGATAAGCTGACGGTCAAAAAGTCTCTGCAGGCCGTCTCGGCCGGTGCCGTGCGCTTGGATGCTGGCAACGATTGATCTTGATCCGTCCTCACGTGCAATACGTGGCGCCGCTTTAGGCCCTCCACCGTGTAGCGGTAGGCCGGACATCTCTGCGATCCATTCCCCAAGTGCATTGTACGAGTACCACACCACACCTTTGTTACGCAAGCCCCATTCGGCAGCATCCTCCACAAGGTACGGAGATAGGCGTTCGGGCTTTGTGATCGGCTTTACCGTCGACTTGATCGCCTTCCATGGGGCCCACGCCTCACACTCCCATACAGGCCTTGCTGGCACTTTGCCTCTACCTCCGCACTCGTCGCACGCGACAAGCGGCAGCCCGGTAGGGTCCCAAACTATGCAGTCTTGACAATGGTACTTGCTGCACTCTCCAGGGTGCCCCGGTGACGTTCGGCCCGAGCCATCGCATGACATGCACATAGACGGATCAAGACCATGTAGCGCACGCTCTGCAGCACGCTGACAGAGTAAAGGGCTGTCCAGGAATTCAGCACGAGGCTTTAGCTTTTCCCGAAGCTCTTGATTCCAGGCTTTACGGGCGGCTCGCCATGTATCTACCTGTTCTTCTGTTTCTCCGTTTTCAAAGTCCCAGTAATAGTAAAAACCACATGCAGCCTGACGGGCAGACATTGCCACTTCCCACGCTTCTACAAGCTCTTCGCCGTCTGGCCGTACAAAGGCCCGAATGCCGTCTAGAGCGTCTTTGACAACGTCGGGCATCGGTGGCGGGGTGCGCTCGGTGATCGTCATAGGCGCGTCAATAGCGGCCTTGCGAGTGAGGATAACGCCAGGTGTCTCAGATAGCCTGCGGTGGAAACCATCGTGTACGTGCTCCCCCGGTGTACAGAGCTTCGTTAGTGCGCCCATCGGTGCCGGCCAGTCGCTAGGGTCGATCGCTCTTGCCCAGTCGTCGGTCACATGTGGATCAAGCGGTAACGGGCTGCCTTCGCCTAAGCAGAACCTAGACAGGTGCGCATAATTGTTTAGACTGTCATCGGTAAGACTACCTGTCCACATGGCCCCCTTGGTATCCGGGTTTTCGTCGAAGTACCTTTGTACCCTTGCAGCACGTGTCGAGTTGTCAGGGTCTTTGAGTGTGTGGCACTCGTCGGAGATAATCAGATCGGGATCAAGATTCTTGATAAACTCAGCAGCAGTCTCACGACTAAGGCGAGAGTACGGCATCACATGCAGCCAAGGCGCATCCGGTGATACTTCTAGCCCACGGGGCTTGCCGGTGTGTACGCGCAGGTTTGGCACGTGGAAATGTTGCCCGGCCATCCTGTACTCTAGGATCAACTGATCTACTAGCTTGGGCGGCACTAAAAGTAGCGCTGTCTTGCAGTCTTTGATCACCATGGAGATCAGAATACCTAGCAGCGTCTTGCCGTGTCCTACACCGATACCTCCAAGGATCCCGCCGTAGACGGCCGCCTCGTAAAGCGTCCAGGCTTGGCTAGCGTTTAGCTCGGTGATACACCCACCTTTGCGGATGGTCGCACACTCACAGCTAGCGTTCTCCTTGCGGAGCTTGGCCGTCATAAACTGGATCAGCGCCTCGCACTTGTCCTCTGACGGCTGCTCTCGCCTCGGTAGCTTGATGATGCGTGTGAGGTCAGGGGAGGTCGCTACAGCGGGCTTATATGCCGTAGGCTTCTGATGTGCGCTCACCTGGCCAGGGCCAGGGGCCACGCCTTTAGGCACTAGGATATCGTCAATGTCTATCATTCTTAGTCTTTGTCTCTTTCTTCGGTGGACAGTGCAGGACTTGAACCTGCATCTCCCGATCTGCCGTAATGGGACCGGTCCCGGCGCTCTGCCAATTGAGCTAACTGCCCAGGTGCGCAGCATACCACGATAGGCATGCTGCGTGGGGTCTATAGTGTGCTCTCGATAAGGGAGCGGACCTGCATAAGGGTAGGCTTTACCTCGACGGGAGAGCTGTACCCTGAGAGCAGAACGTACGTTTTACCATCCTCCTCCCCGACAGATACTACATATCTAGGGTTGATGAAACTACCCTTTCTGTGCATCTGTCATTACTGAATCCCCCGTACGTACGTGGCCGCACCTTCGATCAATGTTGCCGCTATGACCTCATTGATCTCATTGCCGCGAGTGTCGATCATGTATACGCCATCCTCGATCGGCATCGCTCGGACACATGCCGCCAGCGTGCCGCGCCACTTTCCGAAGTCGAGTTGCTCGTGCTTGCTAGATCGGATGTCTTTGGCGCCACATTGCTCTTCGAGCAGGCTGCAGAGCTTGCGGGCGTATGCGTCGACACGATCGAACGGTACGCTCGGCACGGCATCGATGTAGAGGGTGAGACCCTCTGCGGACGCCCCTACAATCCCCCCTGGTGACATAGACGCCTTGCCCTCCACAACACCACGATCAAATGCGGCCATTTCCAGGTCTGTAGTATCCGCCTGCGTCCCTTGTGTGTTCTCTAACAGATGCCGAACCACTACAGAAAGTTCTGGCTTACTGATCTTCTGACCGGTCCACTTTGGATCCTTGACCATCTCGCGGCATGCGGCAACGTCTGCAGGCTCTGTCCATGCCTCTACCAGCTCATCCGACGTGAGTTCTCCGGCTTTAGTGGGTGCTGCCATCGTAGATAGCTCGGCATCTGTTGGATCGGCCTTGACCACTTCCGGTTCAATCTCCACCGTTACACTAGGCAGTTTTACCTCGGGCTTTGGCGCCTCCGCTGGCTTTGGCTTGACCTCGCCCTTTGCCCTGAGGTTTGCCGCAAGCTTCGCCACGATCTCTACAGAGAGAGGGGAAAGGGTACCGTAGTCACCCTCGCCCGCCAGTGCCTCGCCCGTTACCGGCTGGCCTGTGGCTACCTGGTAGACCGCTGCAGCCTCTTTGGTGAGCGGAGGAAAGCCCTTTTCACATGCCAGAATGTCCTCCCAATCGGCCTTAAATGCTTGTGCTTCTGCACTGAGTGCCGGCGCGGACGCACCTAGTACGCCTGCCGATGCTGCCCCTGCCTCTAGATCTGCCAACTCTTTTTCTAAATCCATTTTCGTATCTCCCTTTTTTAGTTGTGTGGCTTTTGTTATGCCAAAAATGTCGTCAATTGATTGTGGTGCACTTTGCGCGCAAAACGTATGTTTATGCATACACTCCCTGCCCCATGCCTTGCAAGCGTTCCTGTTCTTAGGAATTTTGCTTACGTCAGACTCCTTTACGAAATCCTTAATCTTTCTAGCAAACGCTTCGATCGCTGTCCAGCGTTTATTGATCTCTTCTCGTGGTACACGGATAGTTTCTTTGCTGCTACGTGGTGCACCGCGTGTCTGCATGTATACGTGGCTAAGTCTCACAAAGTCGGCCTTGGGGTCACGTGCGAGCGCGTACATGCCATAGAGGGGCATTTGCACCGTGTCCATAAGCTTGTCAGCTGGCTTTGACCACTTGGCCACGTCTGATGTCGTTTTCCAGTCGAGTACCTCCACCGTGGAGAACTCATCGACAAGATCGCCGTACTCGTCTACGGTTGTGATCTGCCCTTCTCGCCAGCCTGGATCTAGTACGTCGATCTCCCCAACGGTGCGGATGCCTGCAACGGTGAGCGCCCCTGGCTCTATCTTGTGCTCGATAAGCAAGTGGTCGCGTTTTTGCGGGATGTACTGCTTAGCCGTTAGCGCGATCATCCCTAGCGACATCTCCCCCGTCTTTAGGTGGTGCTCAAGCTCCTTGTGTGTTGTGACTCCGATCTGATTCGCGCCGGTGAAAGGCTCCTTTAGCTTTTCGACGTAGTGCAGCCGCCCCTTTAGAGGACAGCCCCCGGCCTGGTCTGGATCGTACTTTGAGATTCCCGACGGTGAAAGGTATTGCACCTCCCCGTCGATGACGTTTAGGCCGTAACTACCTCCTGCCATTTAGGTGAACACATACCCGTAAAGGCCCAGTATGTGCGTGAGCGTGGCCCATACCACGTAGGCAGGGATGGGAAGGAATAGGGCAGCTATAAAGCCGATGCCATTATCTTGGGACCCGTCCTCTATCACGATACAGGCACACAGGTAGCAGATTATGAAGAATGCTGTCATCCGGCCCCATTTAGCTCATTCAAAGTGCCTGCCAAAAAGGACCGTACGGACGCCGTGGTCTCATCGATGGCCGATTCTAGATCGGTTGACTTGAGCCTGAATACGTCAATTGACACGTACCCGGTCATCCACGCAACCCATGAGTCATGATGCCTGTGATCGCGCACGATCGTTATACACGTGCCAGACTTTCTGAACTCCCACACGTTAGGTATACGCTCTTTGTCGCTCCTACTGTAGGATGATGCGTCTTTCCACTCACTCATTAGTTCTCAATCCCTTTCTCTTTTCTGACCACTACGATCATTTCTTTTGCCGCAAGCGGCACAATCTTAAACGCTTTTTTGGCGTCTTTGACGTACAGGATCTTTAGTAGCGTGTAGTCTTTTCGACCGGCACGCCATACAACGGCCTTGCCGTTATCATGTCGGATCGGCTCATGGCTCCACACGTCGATCATGTCGTCAAGTACGCCGTCCTCATCCGCATCCCGAGTAAGATAAATCATACGCCCCCCACGACTGCTAGCAGCACAAGACCAAGGCCGATACATATCAGTGCAATTCCAAAAAGATCACCCATTTACGCCCCATACCTTTAAAAGACCTTCTGCCTCGTCTTCTGAGAACTGTTCTACAATTTTTTTGTAGTCCGTCCCGCGTGCACCCTGAGCTAGGGCCTCAGCCTCTAGAAGGGAAAGTAACTTTTTCTTTGCATCGCTCATGTGTTTAAAAACCACGTGATAAGGGCAAGCGTGCAGCCGAACGGCAACAGCACGATCAGCATCATGCCTAAGAAAAGTGCGGCAGGGTATGCCGTCGTGCGGATCCACTTGCTAATCATCGTCGTGCATCCGATAGCGCATGCTCTGCCCAAAACTCCGCGCTCTCGTCCGAGTCGTCTTCGAACATCTCGCGTGGTGCTGCCGGTCCACCGTATGCTGTGTACAAGCACGCAACCGCCCCGTTATGTGGTCCGCTAACTACCGTGACGGTTCGCGATCGGCGGAATGGGCGCATCACAAGCCTGCTTTTGCCGTCTCTGCCAGGGCGCTCGTTATAGTATGCATCGAACTCGGCGACCGGTGCATCGCCCATCGCCGGTCCATACAGTCCGCACGGGACAGTGCCGAGGTACTCTGGTAGCTCGACCTGCTCGACGAGTACCTCAGAGCTGCCGTGGCAGTTGCTGAGCGCGTACTCTAGCTGCTCGTCTGTCAGCCCGTGGTCGACATGTGACTCGTCAATCTTATACACGCCGGTGCTCATAGCGCTGCCCTCACTGCTGCGTCTTTGGCTTCCAGAAGTTTTCTTAGTGCGACATCGGTCTCAGTAGACTGCTCGCCGCATGTCCGAGTGGCAATTTCTTTTGCAAGCTTGCAAAAGGGCATTGATACGTCATGCAATCGCTCCGGCAAATGCTCGTATGCAAAGAATTTCAGGATCGCGTTGGTTGATTCGTGGGTTTTCATATTTTTTCACACTCCTACAATTTGGGCGAAAAGCCCCTTACCTTGCACCGTCAGTGCCCATCCACTGGCAACTTCGCCGATGAACTGTTTCTCAAGGTATCCCGCCTTCTCAGCATTTACAACAGAATTCTTTGCCGCTGCGCTTGGGCCGCCGATCGCCTTGTGAATGTCCCGTGTCGTAACCGGTCCCTCTAGTCTTGCCTCGGCACTGCCAACGGCTTTAAGTACCTCGGTGACATTGTCATCCGTCCGGGTAGGTGCGCCGTATGATACCTCCCAGCATGCCGCGATCGCCGTGTCCGATACCTCATCGTCTGTGATCTTGAGCAGTAGATTCATTGAGCCTACGCCTTTGGCGCCTTTTACCTCGACATCCACACGGTTAGAGATATGCCCCTCTTCCATGTCGGTACCGGTGTTGCTCATGTACATCCCGCAGTCAAGCGCACCGTGGATGGCACCTGACCCGCGCATGCGCTGCCCTGGCCTTCTCTGTGCGGTATCGGCGCTGCCCTTCGATGCGTGGTGTACAAACATGACCGCACAGTTAAGGACCCTGCCAAGCGTGCGAAGCCTGCGCATCACTAGGGACATCTCATCAGAGCTATCCTCTGCGCTACTATGTAAATCGCGCAACGGGTCGAGTACCAGGAGCTTTAGGGGTCCGAGTGCGCGGCATGAGGCGATAAGCATTGCCATGCTCAGATCTGAGCCGATGTCCAGATCGCGCCCACGTGGCTGCAGGTACAGATCGGCGGGGATCTTACCGTCACGAGTGGAGCAAAGGGATTTGATACGGTTTTGCACCGCTGCCCCTTGATCCTCTGCATAAAAGTACGCGCACCTGCCTTGTTCTACCTCAAACTCGCCAAACGCCTTTGTGCCGCTCGCCACCGCTATGACCATCTCAGTAGCTGCCCAGGTCTTACCTGCCTTTGGGTCGGTTGCCAGGGCCGCTAGCGCGTCTTTGGTAAGCATGCCGGTGATAAGCCACGGAGTAGGATCGAAAGTGCTGTCTATAAGGTCCTGCGCCGAGAGAAAGAAAGGCACCAGTTCTGTAGCCTCATCCTTGACGCCAAGCGCATCCATATAGTCTTTGGCAGCGTCTAGTACTTTCTCTTTGAATGATCCTGGTACGGCCACTTCTGAGAATGGGGCGGGGCCTTCCAGGCCTTCGAGAAACTCGTACGTGTCCCGCTTGTCGCCGTATTCGCCTGTAGCGTATCTGTCGGCATCATTCAGAAATTTACCTAGCTCGTTTGTTTCCCAAGGCGGCTGACATGAGGCGTTCCATTCGACCAGCAAATGGTATGCTTCCGTGCCGTCTAACGCGTAGTCATTTGTGACGATGGCAGCGGCAGCATACGTGTGAAGTGTGCCACCGCTATCCGAGATAGCCGGACCATGATCTTTCAGTGCGGCACGTGCGGCCGCTAAAAGACCCTTCGATGCTTCGGGGTAGGTGTGGTCTGCCTTATCCGTTACCGTGATTTCTTCAATCTCGATGCCTTCTAGCAGGCTATCGACATCTAACGGTGTTCCTGAGAACACCATTGATTGTGGCTTTGCGTCCTCAGGACAGCTCGGCAGGTGCCAAAAGCGGGCCGGGTTGTCTGTCTTGATGCCCGACGGTATGCCGAGGTACTTAAGCGCCTCGCGCCACAGGGGCTTGAATTCGGCAGCTGTGACAGGGCGGGACAGTGCTAACAAGAGGCGCCAGGTGCTTTTTTCTGGTGGGGCGTGGGAGTGTGTTGACGATATAATCGCCCTGATCCCCATGTCCTTCAGCCTCTTCATGTGCCGCAATGCTTCGGGCTGTGTGAGTTGCCCGCCGTCCTCTGATTTATCGAGATCAAAGCAAAGCGCGTGCACCTCTAAGACATTATCTGAGATTGCATGTCCAGCGATGCCAGGGCACTTGTCAGATCCGCAGTCGCACATGCCCTGCCTAAAAGAGGCAGGTGAGAATCCAGGGCCGGCCTTCTCTTCTCTCCGCTTATGGGTCGTCAGCGTGGTGACGGTCTGATCCCATGTCAGGATGCGTGTGTGCTCGGTGCCTTTATTAAAAAGGTCGGGGAAAAATGTAAAATGCAAAGTGTTCCAATCAATAAGTGATCATCCGGCCCACCCCGTTGGAACAAAGAAGGGGCAGGCCAGACGATCGGGCCATGGCAAGGGTATCACCGTGAGCGCTAAAAGGACAAGGCTAAACGGTCTGGATTATCTTTGCCAAAAGGATGTTTTTTCTAAAATAAAACTATAAGCTCAGTGGACCATGCGGTGCCTACCGACGGCAACCCCCAACGGGGGGAGGCCTAGAGGGGCAGAAAGCACAGTCCGAACTGTAGCTTACATATTTGTGATATATGGTCTTGCGTAGGTGTTTTCTCTGTAGTAGCGTCAGAATATGAAAATCACACTGACGATAGATGACATGGTCTTTGAGTTAGACGCTGCCAGCGGTGCAGATGCTAAGGCACAGGTAGACGGTATCCGGCGCGCCTTTACATGCAAGGCCCCGAAGGATGACACCCGCCCTGACGCCACGCCGCTGGAGATGCTCGTATGGGTAGACGAGTTTCCGGGTAATCATTCGATCCGCTGGCTGGATCGCAATTGCCCCTTTGGCAATGCCAAGACCATGATCACCCGCCTGGAAAAAGAAGAGCGGCTTGTACTCGCTGAGACGCTGTACCAGGGTAAGAAGCACATGCAGACAATGCAGGCCGTGTACCTGCCAGGCACTGAGCCGTCATCCCTACCAGAAGCGGGCAGTGGGGCGCTACGTGCAAGGTTGGGGGTATGGCTAAAAGACAATCCCGGCCACGCGGTTAAATTTGTGGAGGATCACTGTGGCATCATCCGTAGCCGGGCAAAAGCGACGTTGACAAAATTGATCACGGCTGACACTGTAGAGGTGCGCGAGGTCAAAGGTAAGCCGTGCGTGTTTTTGAAAGGAACAAAATGATCGTAGAATTAGAGGGAAAGACAACACTCACCTGCAGTACATACGGGTGCAACGAGGCCATTCAGGTGCCTTGTGTGGTGTACTTTGACACAGAAACAGAGCTTGATGTAGACTCAGTGCCGTCCTGTGTGGGCGAGACCACCGAAGTAGACTGGGAGTACCCGAAGGGGTGGGGTGCCGAGACACGTTACATCTATAGCAGCTATCACCCCACTGGGGGCCATGTATGCCCCGTACACCTAAAGGAGCGAAATGCCAGTTAAAAAGACAGCAGAGAACCGGGCCGCAGCACGTGAAAGTCTCGCAAAGAAGAATTTCGACAAGCCACAGCGTACTAAGGCGGGACGATTCCCCAAAGGCGTAAGCGGCAATCCAGGCGGCACACGCGGAGGTGTAAAGGCCTTGGCCTATCGCATCCAAAAGGAAACGGCCGACGGTATGGAGATTGTGGATCTCCTACTGCAGTGCATGCGCGGGCAGTTTGATGCCGAACACCTTAACGCCGGTATGCTTACGGATGCCGAGAAGTTCAAGGCCCGGCAATGGGCGATCGAGAAAGTCTTTGAACGTGGCTTTGGCAAACCTAAAGAAACGGTTGAGGTTATCTCAGGTTTCGAGGATGGCGGAGACGCTACCATGATTGATACCTCCACCATGTCCGACGATGAGCTTGAAGCCCTCTCCAAGGCCGGTGATATCCTTGAGGCGCACGCCGCCAAGAAGGCCCCGATCGATGTCTAGCGTCTACACCATAGGCCTACCCTGTGATCAGACAATGCAGTATTGGGTAGGCCCTGTACTTAATCAGTGGACATTCTTAGGTAAAGAGGCGTGGCGCACTGAAGATAAGGCCGTTGCGGATCGCATGGTCGACATGATGTGCGAAGGACTTGAGGATCACGAGTTTCCGTCTCAGAGACCGTGGGTGTGTGAGCCGCAGGACGAGGACGAACTCAATAGGGAGGATTGGACATGGTAACCCTAGGTGCAATAGGCATATTTATAGCCCTTGCGGTGCTTTGCAGCAGGAAGCCTCCACCACCTAAGCCGCAGGTACTTCCAGCGTGTAAGTTAGGCAAGAGGGCACGCCAGAACAAGCGCAGCTTACGTAGCCGTAGAATTAGAAGGGCAGGTATGAAAAGATGAGCTTCTGTAAGCACTGTGACGAGCACACCGAAAGGCCGCTAGATGTGTACTATGACGATCACAATCCTGCATTCTGCTCCTCAAGCTGCGAGACAGATTACAGCTATCTGGAGTGTAGGGTGTCCGGTAAGCCCGAGCTTATGGACCTACCCCTAGGTGCCGAGGTCTTAGACTTTACGGGCCGGGCGTGGACACGGGGCAGCGTCGACGGGTCATGTGTGAACCTCACCCGGCCGGGGAACATGCGCGCCATCCTCCGCTTCTATCAGCCGATTGTCTTTACGGATGGCCATTGGCGGCTTTGTAAATGATAGAGTCTATCCTAGAGATCACCTTATGTATGGGGCCAGAGGAGACCGTATGGCTAAACCCTACAGCGATAGCCACAGTGAGAGACGACGATCCTACCTACTGTAGGGTCACGTTGATAGGTAGTCCCTACATGTACCGGATATACCTGCCTGGCAGCGAGGTACGTGCTATAATCGCCAAGAGGTGAGCTGCGATCATGACTTTCTGAAGTCCCTGCACCCGCAGGGCAAGTGCCCGGTATGCCCAGACGTACCGGTGCATAAGCCCGTGGTGCAAGACATCAGGGCGCGTGCACAGGCCGCTAAGATTGAGCTATCCAAGCGATCCCTTTACCACTTTCTGATAAACGGATGGCACGTTCTCGAACCGAACACCCCACTAGAGGGACACTGGCACATCAAGACACTGTGCGATCATGTGCAATGGATGTTCGAGCAATGGGGGGGACGCGTACCTCAGGTGACGCAGAACCTTGATGTAAACGTCCCACCAGGTAGCCTTAAGTCCCGCATCGTGTCGGTGTACGGCCCAGCCTGGGCATGGCTGCCTAGTAACTGGCCTGGCATGTCTTTCCTGTGTCTGTCCTCCACACCGACAGTTGCGATCCGTGATGCGGACTACAATAAAGAACTCATAGAGTCCGACTGGTACCGTCAGAGTTTCAATATCCCCTGGCACGTACGCTCTGATGCTGACGCTAAGGGGCTGTTCAAAACCACCGCAGGTGGCCTTAGACAGTCGCAGGGGCTCAACGCTAAGATTGTCGGTGTACGTTGTGACTGTCTTCTGTTCGACGATCCGAACGATGTTAAGGACATCTCAGACGTTAAACTGCAGCAGGTGGCCAACGGATACCTAGCTGCACGTAACCGCCTTAACGACCTGCGTAAGGGCTTCAGACTGGTAATCCAGCAGAGGACACACGAGAAGGACCTGTCCGGCAGGCTCCTGGCGTCTGGCGGGTGGGACCACCTGTGTATACCTATGGAGTACTCTCAGGCAAAGTGTGCGTGCGGTATGGATAAGTGCACCACAAAGCTAGGGACTGATGATCCTCGTACTGTGCCCGGTGAGGTCCTACACCCTGAGCGCAACACCCCAGAGGTCCTAGCACAGGAGATGCTTGGCATGGGCAGTCTGGCGTACGCGGGGCAGATGAATCAAAGGCCGGCGCCTGAGGGTGGTGCGATGTTCAAGCTTGCCGACTGGCGCCACTACGATGAGCTGCCTCGTGACCGGCCCGGCAACCTGCAGACAGGGCAGGGCGTGCTTAGCATTGACTGCACCTTCGGCAAGGGCAAGCCAGGTGCGCCGCTGCGGGATAGGTGTGCAATGGTAGTTATCTTCCCCAAGGGCAAGGCCACACGCTTTGTAGACTACGCCTTTGCTGAGCGTATGGGCATCAAGGCGACCATCGCCAAGATCAAAGAGGTCTATGAGATGTACACCGACCCACGCACTGGCGGGCCGATGATCGGCAAGATCCTTATTGAGAAGGCCGCCAATGGCGAAGCCGTATGCGAGATGCTAGAGGATGAGCTACCGGGCATTAAGCTGATCATCGCCAACACTGACAAGATGTCACGCGCCAATGCCTGCTTGCCTACGGTCGAGGCGGGGAATATTCGCTTACGCAAGAATGCCCCGTGGGATGAGCAGTTCACTGCTGAACTGGCTGCATTCCCTACCGGGGCACATGACGACTATGTCGACGCTTTCACCCAGGCGATCACCGAGATGGCGAGCGACATGGGCGGTAATTTGGCTAACGCTTGCGTGCTTTAGAACGGAATCATAGAGCAGCCGGGCCCGTGCTTCTGTAACCCTCCGATCTCCATCGGCATAGGAAGCCCGCAGTCACTACATGTGGAGGCAACAGGCACAGGGGCGAACTCCAAACTGTACGTATCCCCTAGCTTAGGGTGGGACAGAGACAGCATTGTGTCGTGCATAGGGATACCTCTTGGCCAGTCTGTAGCACCTACCTCCAGTTTTGCCTGAATCTGTACCCTAAATAAAGGCACCCGGCCGTCTCTGAGCCGAACGGACGTGCGATCCTCTCGCGTGGCCATTTGGATCCCAATCACTGTGTATGTAATTTTCATATCTGATTTACCCTTTCCAATGCCGCAGGTAACGTGCACGGGCGCGCGTACCACTGTGGCTCTTTTCTCTGTAGACACTGTCCTACCACACGATCGTGGTCGATGACAATGCGCATTTCAATCTCGTATCCTTGTGTGCGATAACGCTCCCACGTGGTTTCGATGTGGTGCGGTGTAACGCGGTCTACCGTCCACCCTAGCAGTGTGAGTCTTTCGACCATGTCGCCTTGCTTGCGCTCGGTGTACGTCTTTGTGACGTTGAAATGGGTGTACGTGCAGGATGCCCACAGCAGTAGACACGACAGTGCGGCCGCTGCTAGGTTTCTGGTCTCGGCGGTCGACTCGTACCATGTCTTCTTAAGCATTACCAGCCCCTTTCACATGCTATACGGTTTGGCTCTTTAAGCACGTCCCAAAATGCGTCATGGTCGTGTGATCCATTGTAGCTGCCGAACAGCTCAAAGTGTAGCGCGTGGCCGAACTCATGCACAAGCGCACTGCCGCATGTCTTCTCGGGATCCTTATTGGAGACCGCCACGTAGACCTCCTCTAAAGACCACATACGCCCATAGTTACACTCGCCACGGTAGATTACCATGGACAGGCCGTTCTTAGGGCAGATCGTATCCGTCCAATAGACCACGGCATCCGTGTGCATGTCCCCTAGGTCGACACCGTAATGGTCTTCAACCGCTAACTGAGTAGTAAAAAGTACCTTGCTTTGGTTAAAGACGCCGATGCGGTCTGAGACCACGATCCCCCGCTCCTCTGGTGTCATGACGCCGCCGCATGCGGCTAAGAGTACGATAAACAACGCTAGCGTTTGTTTAATCATAGAGGCACCTCACAGATTCCCCCTAGGAATTCAATGGCGTCTTCCGGTATCTCGTCAGGATGATCCCCGAAGGCACACCTAGACACGAAGTCAGTCAGTCGCTCAATCTCCGCATCCTTCTCGGCCAACTTGGCGTCCCGCTGCCTCTCCGTGTACGTTAGTGCTGCCAATAATAGGGCTGCACCGTCGCCTGAAAGTTCCTCCTTCACGACTTGGACACCATCGCGTGCAACCATCGCGATTGCAGTGCTCAATGCGGATCCACTGGCGTCAATGCCTACCATGACAGTCTGCGAGTCTTGTAGCCGTTCAATCTCCGCCGCCTGTTGGCGTATCGTCTCGTCCTGGCTCGCTGCCCATGCCTCTCGTGCGTCGACCTCTGATGCGAGTTGAGCAACCTCCTCCACCAGCGCAATCACTGTCTTCGGGTCGGCTGAGGCGATATGTGCGGCATCGGCCATAGCGTTCTCATCCATATATGCGCCTGATAAATAGTGCTCTGCACCATCCTTCGTGCGCACCCACACAGATTCACCACCATCGTACGGAACGAACCAGGTGCCCTGGGTAGCCGCCTTCGCCTTCGCGAGCACGTCTGCGCGTTTTTCCGGTGTTAGTTTCATCGTGTCCATCCTCTCAAAAAGTGCTCAGGGTCGATGGCCTGGCGCGCTCGGTTCCATCGTCCACCTTTTAGGCGTTTATCGGTGTCCCATATTTCAAAATGCAAGTGATTAACACCCTGTCGACCGGCTTTAGGTGCGTGGGACACTAGCCCAAGGAAGTCCCCCTCTAAGAGCGTCTCACCGAGAGATACCTCTACGTCTTTAAGGTGCCTGTACACGCTCATGTAACGCCCGTGAGACAGGTAGACCGCTGTACCGTTGCCATCTGTCACAACACGTACCACGGTGCCTGCAGAGCACGCCACAGCCAGCACATTACTAGGGCAGTAAAAGTGCCGAGTGTAGACCGGCTTATCAAAAGCACCCGACTTAGGGCGGCGGTACATCAGATCAACACCATAGTGTCCTTTGCCGTTGCGCTTTGCCCTTGGCCCCTTGCGCTCAAAACCATCAGTCACCACAGGGTGGATACCCGGCAGGCAAAGTGGCATGGTGCCCTCTTTAAGGTAATTAGGCTCAGGGCAAGGCTTGACGCCAAGCAATGCCTGTAGTAGTTGATTCCACATTATGACTGCTCCGCATACACGAGTGCGATCACCAGTGCGACGATCTGCCGGCTTGGTATACCGTGCGAGTCCGCTAGTGCCTGCATGGCACTCTTGTCTCGATAGGCCTCGCCTACCTTGGTAAGTATGCAGTGCACCTTCTGCTGTTTCTGGTCTGTCATAGTATCTCCTCGATCATTTTTGCGATTTTCTCCCGTGCATTAAATACACGCACCTTGCGTATACCACGCTGCTCGGGGTTTAGGTTTTTAGGCGTGTACTTGTACGCCTGATTTAGTGCCTCGTGGATTGTCATCAGATCTTTGATATCTAAAGACACGTGATCACCTTCTGCCCCAGGTACCTGTCAAAGAACATCCCGAGGATCTCTGTACGTACCTTATCGCGGTACCGTCGTGATGTCCACCAGGACCAAGCTACACGTACGTTTACGGTGCCGTCTGTCTCGGTCAGGTTCAGTGATCGTATCCCGATTCGATTCATAGGTTCTCCTCAATGTAGTCGGCGATTTCTGAGAATGAGGTGCCTAGGTCATTCATACGCATTAGGTCAGATGCGTATCCACTGCCGACGCCCGTCTTTGCAAGGTACCCACCGGCCAGCACTGCACTATTTTCTTGAAAGGTGCACCGCTGTGACGTTGCCCTAAAATCCCATGCGTCTTCCCCTTCGACCTCCTCAACAAGTACACCCAGACAGCAGTACTTGGCCCCGTCAGGTGTCAATCGACACAATGCCCCATCGCCTTGTGTGTAGTCTCCACTACGTAGTGCAGCGACCCATTTCTTTTTGATTTCTTGATTCATAGTAATCTCTCCTTTGTTTCTGCGATGTAGTCCACCGCTTGCTCATGTGTTGGGAATGTACACTCAATGTACCCCTGATAGTCAAGCTCTATTCGTGCTTTGTACCCGTACGCGGTGCGGGTGATGGTGCTATCTCCTGGCTCTTCCTGGTTCATATTCTCTCCTTTTGCACGGTGTGTGCCAGCGTATGAGGTAAAGTAAAACTTTAGGTGTGGCGTATAAGTGCCTGTATTTGTTTCTCAGTACAGGACCTGCACTATAGTGCATGAGACAAGATGGCGCACCTGTCGTTTATTTGGTCGATCGTAGGCAGGTGCCCACAGTAAGAGTCACCAGGGCGTACCTGACTGTATCTGAAGTCCTTAGGCCAGGTAAACAGCACACGCTCTTCTGAGTCGACGAGAACCACAGTGGCTACGTTCCACACAGAAGCACCGGTATTCTCGAATGTGACCGACTCTGTACTGGGAGTGACTTTTTTTACAGCATAGAGCGCCCCATCCGCATCACGTAATTCTACGTAGTACGGACCTTGATCTAGGTAGGAGGTACGCTCTCCAGGATAGAGGATGCCTTCCTGTATGCCTGTGCCCTTGCACGTCGGACAAGGTGCAGCCGCTGCCTTGTCGATAAGCGCCCGCACAGCCTCTGCCATGGTGCCACCTTGCTTCTGCAGGTAGCGCCGCTGGGCATCGGTGAAACGTACCTGCTGCACGTGCACTAGTTTACTCATGATTAAGATCCTCAAGTTCGATCCTGTAGACAGGCTCTGGGGATTCGAAAAGTTCATCCATACGATCTGTCCAGCTACGATGACAGACCACGACTGCCTGATCACATTCTAGGTATGTCGACCAAAGTACAGGCGCATGGCCACCGGCCCACGCCGCATGCGCTGCCACAAACTCGTCCGCTGCTGCCTTGAGAGAGGACGACGCGTCATTGAGCCTATGTCTGGCTGTTTCGGACTTATCACTACGCATGATCGTACCCGGCTAGCAAGGCTGCCTCGGCATGCTCAAAGGATCGGGCAAATTGGCGTTTTGCGCCTGTGGCTTTTGACCACCAGGACCGATCGGCCAGATTGATAGCGCCCACCTTGTCACCGTCTAGAAAGTACTCGATGACACCAGGGTTTTGCGCGTGTTGTTTTTTCTCCATACCCTTTTGTAGCCTACACAATCTGTGGTGTCTATAGGTTTCTTATTTTATTTTGATAGAAGGATGTTTTTCCCAAAATAAAACTATAAGCTCAGAGGACCTTGTCGGCCTACCCGCCGGGTTCCCCCTTGGGGGGCCACCCTAGGAGGGGCCTAGACCGATCCGAAGTGAGCTTAACCATTTGTATTATAGGTCTTTTCGTCCTTGTAGGTCCTCTCTAGGCGGGTTATTCTCCACGTGTGACCGATGAGAAAAAGAAGGAAAGAGCGCGCAAGAGTCGGATCTGGCATCACCAAAATAGGGACAGGGCGCTAGCCAGACAGAAAAAGTACAGGGATGAGAACCCTGACAAGGTCAGAGCGACTCAGCGCAAATCTCGATATGGCGTCACCCAGGAGCAGTATGACAACCTCTTGATTGAGCAAGCGTACTGCTGTGCCATATGTGTCCTGCCACCTAGAAAAGGCAGGCCACTATCGGTAGATCATTGCCACACAACGGGCAAGATTCGAGGGCTCCTATGTAACAAGTGCAACCTTACGCTAGGAAGGTTCGGGGACGACTTAGCAGGAATTATGAGGGTCGCAGCCTATCTTAAAGGCGAACTCTGATAGCCTCTACAGTATAGGTTCACTTTTCCGCGATTAGCTTATTTCCCGTGCTATATTAGGTTAATGGCAAAACCTAAAGGGAATCCGAACATGGTAAAGGGGCGACCATCGATTAACCCTAAAGGCAGAGGCGGCCTCAAGGCACGCATCGATAGCGGTGCATTAGTACATGCTGACGGATGGCGCAACCTGATCTCTGGCGTCAATGTGGCCGCCTATGATAAGCGCATGGCCTCGCACCCTGTCTGTGCTGACGTATCCTATGAAGACGCACAGGCGATCTGGCGTGGCGATGATGTAGGCGGGCGGGCAGTAGAAATCCCAGCTGAGGACATGATCCGCCAGGGGTTCGATTTCATCGCCGATGCCAAAGACGATGAGAGTCTAGATACCTCAGAGATCCAAGAGCAAGTCGAGAAGGCTTGGAAGGACCTGGGCGTGTTCCCGATCTTCAAAGAGGCTCTCATGAAGCGGGATGCATACGGCGGGTGTGCGGTGCTAGTCGGCGCCAAGGATAGCCAGGCAGATCTGACAATCCCCCTCAAGATAAAGAACGTGCGAGAGATCTCCTTTATGAACGTCTTTGACAAGACGGAAATCATGCCAGAGTATTATTACGGCAATCCTAGAGAGGCCAATTACGGCAAGCCTGCAGTCTTTCAGATCGTGCCACGGGGCACCGGCCAGACAGAGGACGGCGTGGTACACCATGAGATCATCCTGATCCACGAGTCCCGCCTTCTCGTTTTCAATGGCCGCCAGGTAGCAAGCCAGATCTCAGGTGACGGGTGGGGCGATAGCATCTTTGTACAGATGCACGATGTACTAAGGGATTTCAATGCGTCATGGGACGGCACAGGTAGTCTTGTTCAGGAGTTTGGCCAAGCGACGATTAAGCTCAAGGGCCTAAATGCCCTGCTGTGCACTGCCGATGGTGAGACACAACTAGCCTCACGCCTGCAGGCCATGCAGCTAGCCAAGAGCACACTCAAAGCGACGGTACTAGACTCAGAGGATGAGTGGCTAAGACAGTCAGATAGCCTCTCAGGTCTGTCTGAGATCCTCCGGCAATACATGGGACGCATGTCAAGCGCATGTCGTGGCATCCCGATCACAAAACTTTTTGGCGTCGCACCCTCAGGGTTGAACGCATCGGGGGATAGTGATATCGCTCAATGGGATGATCGTGTCAAGTCAATGCAGGTGGACGGGGTTCTGCCGAACCTAGAGAAGCTCACACGCATTATTCTCTCAGCGAATAGCATCAAGTGTAAAGAGTGGTCGATTGTACCACGTCCGCTTAGGCAGCAGACCGACAAGGAGAAGGCCGAGACGCGCAAGATCGTAGCTGAGACGGATGCTATCTATGCGGGTATCGGGGCACTTTCAGCCGATGAGATCGCCGAGTCAAGATTTTCAGGTGATGTCTATTCTATGGAGACTGTGGTAGACTTTGAAGACAGGTCAGCACTAGAGGCAGAAATGCAGGCAGAGCAGGACCTCCTAATGAAGCAAGCCGAAACCCCTAACCCAAACCAGGCGCCGGCACCTGCCGAGGGCGAGAGTGCCGAACCTGGGGCCGAAAAGGCCAAGGAGCAGAAATAGTATGAGCCACCCTGTAAAACCATCAGCGGCAGAGGCAGAGTGCCTGGCTGATTTTCTTAGCGGCCCACAAAGACGTACGGTACAGCGCAGGGAGCCTGGCCCGTACGACCCATGCCGGTGCGGCAAACTCATATGGTACTGTGATGAAACGGGCTGCGATCTCGCCACCAAGGAGCAGAAATAGACATATGACATGCACACACACGATCCAAGGCGTATGCGAGAAATGTATTATTTTTGTCACAAGGGCATATGCCAAGAAAACTACCTAAGCAGCACAGGCCAGCCGGGATCGAGCGTGACTATGCCAGAGAGTTGCGCAAGATCGCCAAGCGTGTCGACAAAGAGCTTGCGCCTTTAAAGCGTGAGCTGCCTGCCCTTATCGAGCAAGCCAATACTGAGCGCAAGCGTGAGAGCGGTAATGTCTTCGACGCTGGCGAGTCTAGGCGTGTGCGTATTCTGCTAGAGCAGGCTGGCGAGCGCATACAGATCAAGACAGCTGCCCTAGAGGCACTCGCTCGTAAGTTTGCCGTACGCATACAGACGCACCAGCGTATTCAAATGAGCCGGCAAGTTAAAGCGGTGCTTGGGGTCGATCTGTCCTCTAACATCCCGCTACGGGCCTCTATGGAAGCCTTCGTAGCTGAAAACGTATCCTTGATCAAGGATGTACCGGCTAAGGTGCTAAGGGATATCCAGGGTATCGTCGATCGTGGCATCTCAGCAGGCGCACTACACAAAGATATCGCCAAAGAGATCCAGTCCGCTACTAGGCTAGGCGTACAACGCTCTGCGGGTATCGCACGGGATCAGGTCGGTAAGTACTACGGCCAGGTACAGGCAACTCGACACAAGGCGATCGGCGTTAAGCGCTTTACCTGGAATTCTGTAGAGGATGAGCGCGTACGAAGTGAACACCAGAGCCTTAACGGTGAGACGTTTAGCTATGACAAGCTCCCTTCTGAGGGCCTGCCCGGTGAGCCGATCATGTGCCGCTGCTACGCAGATCCTGTGCTAGAGGACCTGCTAGACGGCTAGCGCTTAAAGAGCATGCCTGGGCGTCTTGTCTCCATCTCCCTCGTCGCGAAGGAGTCTGGCATCTTCTAGCAGTTCATCGCTGATGCTGGCGCCTTGCTCGCGCAGGACACTTACGCCCTCCTCTAGGTCTTCGCCGATTTCTATCTCGCTGACAATCATCCCTGCACCTATGACCCAGAGCAGGTAGTAGGTGCCGTATTCCAGTACGATTTGCTGTGATTGGGTGTTGTTGGTCATGTTCTTAGGTAATGCACGCAGTGTGCCATACTTTCAGGCATGTCCTTTCAGGCACTTTGGCCAAAGTGTCGCTTTTCAGATCGTAGTCAAAGACGACACTGACTGAAAAAGCGACAGTTACACGCACTGCGAGCAGTAGTAGAAAGTGGACACACAGGCAACTATGGATACACCTTGTACCTTAGTCCAGCCTGCCCGATCTTTGACAGTGGTGTTCTCTGCGCAGGATGAACACTCCAGTAGCGACAGTCTGCAGGTCCTGCACACCTTGAGTACCTTACCTTGGACATACACAGGCACATGTACTAGGCATGTCATCCGAACAAGATCCGATCCTTTGCGGGGCCGTCAGCGTACGCTATGAGGGTCGCCCACTCAGATAGCTCATGCTGCTCTATACACTGCTCCGTGTACCCTTCAATCTGGTTGGGCATCTGGTCAGAGTAGTAGCTGTAGCCCTCCTCGTAGGAGATTACGTCTGTGGATGCGAAGGCCTCAGCCCAGTCGCACTGGCGGAAGTCTAGCCCGGTGAACTGATTCAATAGGTAGTCCAGTGCTGCTGATATGCGTGTTTCGATTTGTGCTTTGTTCATGATATCCACCTCCCCCTAGCGGTGGCTAGCCACTAGTTTGTTTACGATTCCGTTTGCTGCGCTGCGGTTCCAATGGTTGCTAACCATCTCATCAACGATTAGGTCAAGCTCGACCTGCAGATCGTACCCGTTAATCTCTGCGACAAGTGCTCGGCTGATTGCGCAAGGGATTGAAGTTTTCTCGGAAGATGAAAGGTAGTCAAGTACGTTCATGCTCTTAGGTAATGCACGCAGTGTGCCATGCTTTCTAGTACGTCTTTTTAGGTGCTTAGGCCAGAGTGTCGCTTTTCAGATCGTAGTCAAAGACGACACTGACCGAAAAAGCGACACTTTTAGAACGTTCCCCACGTCGTATAGCAAACGCCTGGCGTGATGAACGGGTGACACCCTGCCGCGTCAATCGCATCAAGGCAAAAGGGCATCGTGTCGATCTGCAGATCCGTTGCCTCAGCATTACAGTCGTGATCGGTACACTGAGTGGCCATATTGTCTTCGTAGCACGTGGCCGACTCGGTGAGGCCACACTCGGTCATCTTATCGCACCATGCCGATACAGTGGGCTGTGCGTTCTCCTCGAATGAGGGAGGGATGCCGTCACCGCATGCAGCGATTAGTAGGCAGATTGCTAGTAGTTTATTCATGTCGGTATCCTAGTCTTTGCGCGTTACACTCAAAGTAGTATTTAAAGAAACTGCGGACGCTCTCTACATGGTGAGGCCCCCAGTGTATTCTGTTTCCTAGATATATTTTCATGCCAGCCCTACTTCCTCCTGAAGCCTCCGCCCGAAATTACCCTGTCCTGGCCGATGCAGTCTGTAGATCATCTGATCCCATTTTGTCCACACAGGATCCTTGTCCGTGTGGATACACCCTGCCGCTTCGTTGCATGCCTCGATAAGGCCGTACCGCTCTACCTGTCCTCTATTGCTCATAGTACACACCCAGAGCAAAAGCAGAGGCCATGGTGCTCAATATCAGTTGGTTTCTCTTTCATAAGAATTCTTAGGCTTTCTTTTGCATGTTTGATCTTCTCGCCATCCTCAATCCGGTGGCGGAACATTGTGATTAGTTTCTGTTTCATAGTCTGTTCTCTGTCCTGCGATCGCGTCGCTCTTTGATGGCGAGATCCGCGCATTCGGCAGGACTGGTAGTCGTCCAATCCTTGGTACCTGTCATGAAGGCAAGGTATACGCGCTCCCAAAACGAGATCTCTTCTGTTGTCAATTGTAGTTTGCTCATGTTTTCCTTACCCGAACTCTACGAATTTGCCGTCTGAGTCAAATAACATGGCCCAGTTTAGGTGGTCGGACCCTCTGCCTTGAAGCACCGTTCCGGAACCTGTACGTACCTCCTCAAATTCTACTTCAGCTTCACGTAGCATCTCTAAAACACTATCTAGGTTTCTCATGTTTATCCTTCCACCAGCTCTACAGCGCACTCGTAGCATACCCGCTTACCTCGGAAATCCGCAAGGTCTTCCGACGCACACTCAGGGTGTACATGTGGGATCGGCTCTGGCTTGATATCGGCGCAGCAGTAGCACACGGTGCTTTCGAGGTACTCTTCTAGGGAATCGACGATCGTACCGTAGTCAATCTCTGAGGCCAGGGCCTCACACACCATTGTAGTGACGTCCTCCAACGTGTACCAGCGTCCCCTGACCTGTGCTGAGAACAGGACCTTACCTGTCATCGTGCGGCTGATAACACGACCATCAAAGTCCTGTGCAGCGTCGACAAGGTAGCTAAAGATGTACGGTGTAATTGTCGTTTCCATTCCTAAACACTAGCGCCTTCTGTCATGCAAGTAAAGCGCAAAGAAAAGTATTTTTAGCCATTGCTTGCATCCTATAAGAAGAGTACTGTCATGACATGAACAAGACATACTACGTGAGTGAACACAAAAACGGCCCAGCAGGACCTTTTAGAAAGGTCAAGGCAGCGTCCCTACAGGGCGCCAAGACAATTGCCCAGCGTGAGCGCGTAAGTGATGACACGATCCTCACAGTCGCCAATAAGTCACGCAGGGTTGTTACCAAGCGCATCGGCGCACGGTGGATTGCGTTGGGGTGGTAGTGATGAAGTCAGACAAGTACTATAAGGCAGATCTTGAACTCTGCCCATGGTTAGAGGGTACGACGATAGGCGACATACTCGACATGCCAGAGGTCAGCGGCCTTGAAACGGCCACGTATGCCAGTGGTGAGGTCCGTATTGTCGTATTCCCCACCCGTAAGGGGAAAATGTGCGGCATGCTACAGGATCAGCTTGAGACAACATGCCACGTATACCTTACAGGCCCTTGGACGGTGGAGATCGCATCATGAGTTTCCTAGACATGTTCAGATCCCCCGGCCGTAAACTGACTGCAGCAGAGGACCTGGAAATCAACGGTCAGGGTGAGACATTTGCTGAGGAGATGATCCGGATCGCAAAGGAGAACCGAGATCGGGGGCACAATACACAGGTCTCACTGGCATACAACGCAGCGCTAGAGGACATAGCAGAGCATGCATCCGATGGACTGGAGTACTTTAATTTCGCGTACCACTATAGTGGTATGGGGGAACCACAGCGTAGGGTAGTGCGAGAAGTGGCAGCCAAGATCAAAGGCCTAGGTTTCAAAGCGACCACGAAGAAAAAGAAATCATTTGATGACGGGTGGATCATCGACCTTAAGGAGTTACCGTGACACTAGATAAAGAGGAGAGGGCCATATGGGCAGCGCTGCAGGAGCACACTTTTATGGCGTACTCTAAGACGTGCTACCACGTCATGTATGGCGTGCGTCTTGTGTACGGGGAGGCCTTTGTGTACCTGTTTGAAAGCAGATACAGGGCGGATCGGTTTGTTGGGAATGTAGGGTACTGCGCTACAGTGTTCGGATACCATCGTGCAGAAAGGATAGAGCCATGAGCGAATTCGATAAATTTATCCAAGCCGTTGAGAATGAGGAGATCACCGGTCGTGGTCTTTTAGCGGCATCACTTGAGCACCGTACGGCATTGCGGATCGCATTTGAGGCGGGGCAGAAGGCACCTAAGGACCTCCATGTCGCGATATGTGGATCGCTATATCGTCTGGGATCAGATGGTTAGAAAATGCACAGCATGCGGCGCCGATCTTATCGAGGGGATCACGCCATCATCACCCGGGTGGTGCTCTGCTGAGTGCGATTTGCCCTTTAAGATCACGGTGCCGGAGAACTTTGTGATGCCGGACATGTGCAACGGATATGCACGTGCGAAGATTGACCAGAGCATGACGTACTTCATCAGTGAGAACCACGCCGATAGCGGCTCACTCAGCGGACAATGGTACGTAAAGACCAAGCCCACACCGGGGTATAAGCCAGCACAGATCTTAGGTGCAAAGGTAGTAGATACCTACCCTAGGTACAACGCTGTAGATCTATGTCACGAGGTGGACGGCGTTCCGATCACATGGACGTGTTAGGCCTAGTCAGCACAGCAATACCGTAGTAGAGCCCTCCCTCGTGCACGTCACGGCGGGGGGCTTTCCATCGTTTGAGTATTGTCTTTGGCAGCAATGCCCAACGGCCCTGACCGGCCTTATTCCACTCCTCACGAGCAGGATCTAGGAGCCACATACGAGGACCGCATACGCCGGCTACACATACCCAATGCTGCCAGGCGTCGACACACATGATCAGCGGTGCGATCGGTGAGCGGTCGACCAGCCACGCGCGCGCATCGGCCTTGCGGTTGGTTTCGAGCACATCCCATTGACAGCCCAAAGCGTCCAGAGCGTCAGTCATTTGCTGCTCGTCTGTGCCTTCTAGGCCGGTACCTAGGAGCCCGGCTAGCCGTCCCTGACCTATCCGTGCTCCGTGGATCTGCAGGGCAGACTGCAAAGCGGCAGGCCCGCACCAGTGAGGTTTTTGCTGATAGGCCAAGAGGGAAGTATACCGCCGAAATCAGCGGATCGGGTTTCTCATTTTATTTTGCTAGAAGGCTGATTTTTCTTAAATAAAACTATAGACTCAGAGAGACCTTAGGCGGTTGCCCGACGGTTTTCCCCTTGGGGGGTCAACCTAGAGGCGCCACGCTTGGTCGACTCTGTAGTCTACATTATTGTATTATAGGTCTTTTACGTGTAGGGAGATGTATGCTAAGAGAGAACGTGACACGAGGGCACCAGGGATTTATTTACCGCGTAGCCGAAAGACTCCATAGGCATGACGCCCCAGGTGAGCTGGCAAAAGCAATAGAGCATGCCAAGGCTGAGGGGATGGATACAGAGATCCTCACAGCACTCTGCCTGTTAGTCGTGTGGAGAGACCGCACCTTTGGGGAACTGTGGCCTATGATAGAGCAGACACGCAGAGGCTGTTTAGATGTTGCCAGCGGTCTGGCCGCCAGCGGACTCTGTAGAGCATCCCAGATAGCACCAGTGTAGGTGGGCGTATGACAAGAGCGATAGCAAACAATGTAGTTTTCAGATGGATGGTAGGGCGCCTGTATGCTCGGACCTTCATAGCTCACATAACAGAGTACCCTCCGGCGGGATACGGGGACTGTCTGTGTACTTCCTGTAAAGTGTGCAGATGGCACATGAGCAAAATGAAGCCTGCGCTACCTGAGGCACGTCTAATTAAATAGACGCTACAGTATTTGCAGAAAACTACACCCCTGCTGTAATTTCTATGCTAGGCTAGACCGTAGTGGTCACTCGCATTGACATTGGGGAGCTAAAAGCCCCACGCGTACGCGCAGATGGTAGCCTCATTGTAGAGGCCCTCCTTACGCGTAGTGGTGTCTTTGAGTACCGTAACGATGACGGCACGCCGCGATTTGAGTACCGCCCACCTGCAGAGGTGTTTAAGGCTGACTCGATGGCTACATTCCAGATGGTCACGGTCACGAATGATCACCCTACTGAGATGGTCGACACTGAGAATGCTCTCAAAGTTGTAGTCGGCACAGTTGGCGAAAACGTGCGCAAGCATGGTGACCACGTAGCCGCTCCTTTGGTCATCTTTGACGCGTCCACAATTGGGGACCTCAAGGGTGGCAAGCAACAAGTCTCATGTGGCTACCACGCTGACATGGTCGAGACTCCAGGCGTTACGCCCGAGGGAGTTTCCTATGACGCGATCCAAACAAATATTCGCGGCAATCATGTTGCCATTGTAGACATCGGCCGAGCTGGCCCTGACGCACGGATCCGAATGGATGCCGGGAAACTAGTAACGCCACCAAAGGCACACAAGGATACTAAAAACATGGATCTCATCCAAGCACTACAAAAAGTTGCCGAACTCACGGTAGAGAATACTGCTGAGAAAGCCCGGGCCGATAAAGCCGAGGCCGATCTCTCCGTTGCCACAGCCAAAGCCGACACGGTCGAAGCCGAGCGCGATGTAGCACAGGCAAAGGTTGACTCTGCCGAGAAGGCACGTACCGATGCAGACGCTAAGCGTGACGCTGACATCAATGAGGCTGTACAGCTTCGCACGGTAGCCCAGGCCCTTGTGCCTGATGCTGATGAGGCAGGCCCTGCCCGCTTCGATGGCAAGACAAACAAAGAAATTAAGGTAGCTGTAGTCGAGGCCGTTCACGGCAAATTCGACGCAGAGAAGTCTGACGACTACCTGCAGTGTCTTTATGACATCGCTGTCAAAGACGCAGCAGCCGGAGACGGTGCACTTGATGCCGCTAACGCTACCGGAAATCTCACAAAAGCAACCCCAAAAGTTGACGCAGAAGATAAAGCCTACGCCGACATGATGGAACGAAACCGAAACGCCGGTAAAAGGACCTCTAAATAATGCCTGTTCAAACTACATTTTCCACCACTCGCACAGCTAGCCGAGAAGGCACCCTAGACGGTACCGGATCCTACAGCGTCGAGCCCCTTCGCAACGATGAGGCATCTGCCGAGATTGCTTTCGGCGTAGCCGTTAAGCAGGGCAGCGCAACAGACGAGCGCTCAGCAAAGCTCCTTACCGCCATCACAGGCGAGAAGGTTGCCGGCATCGTGCTCTACCGGGATGAGTACGATACCACTCAGCTCGGTACTACAGGCATCCTGCCGACATACGAAGTCAACGTAGTTCGCCAAGGCCGTATGAAAGTCATTTGCGAAGACGGCTGCTCTATCGGTGACCCTCTCCACGTGCGCGCAGTTGCCGCAGGTGCAGAGCTTGCCGGTGCATGCCTCGCTGCCTCAGACGGTACCGACACCATCGATTGTTCGGCTAACGGCCAGTGGCGCACAAGCGCAGCAGCGGGCGAAATCGCTGTCCTCGAATTCGATTTCACCAACTCACCTACCTAGGATAAGTTCTTATGGGCACTCCCCTACCAAGTCTAAATCAGGAGCCGTTTGAGTTTTCATTCTCACACGACTCTCTCACCTCTAGTGAGGTACGGGTAGTGTTATCTGCCCGCCGCAAGTTTGTTATTGACCGAGCAATCTATGTCAATGACGCGGGCCTAGCTGAGGATGCCGCTAACTTCTTTGCTATCTCTCTAGCTATCAAAGAGCCAGGTGGTGCCTTTGTTCAGTCTCACTTGTTCTCAACTGAGACAGGCGAGGGCGGGACGATCGCAGCAGCCACGCCTACCACGGTCCCAAAGGTCGGAGTGGCCACAGGATCAGCACTCTCACAAGTACGCCTCTCTTACACCGAATCAGGCACAGCAACGCTACCAACCGGGCGCCTCCAAGTCGAAGGCCGTTACCTCTAAGGATCATTTATGTCACTCAAGAACTACAATCACGAATACTTTGATGCTCCTGCTAACGCGTTTCTTCGCCGAGAGCTTGAGTACGTACGCACCAAGATGTACGAAACCCTATTCCCTCAGTTTCAGGCGCGTAGCCTTGTCACTGTAAACCACGAGGTGCCGAACTGGGCCGAAGTCGACACGTTTAACGTGATGGCTGAGTACGGTGAAGCGAAACTCGGTGGTGGATACACGACTGCACCCCCACGTGTCGGAGTGTCAATCAGTGACGTATCGGCAGGCATCAAGCCAATCACTGCAGCTTACGGATGGAGCCTTACAGAGCTTCGCAAGTCAGTTGCAACCGGTCGCCGACTCGACCAACTCAAAGCACGCGTTGCGCGCACGGTAGTTGAGCAACTGATCGACCAAACGATCATGCTCGGTAGCTCTGCAGAGGGTCTCGCTGGTCTTTTCCTTCTCTCCGGTACCAACACACAGGCACCTCTTACGGGTGCGGTCGATGACACTTGGGCGAACAAGACCTCTGACGAGGTTATCGCTGACCTTAACGCACTTAAGAATAAGTCTGTTAACGTCTCCAAGTCTATCTACTCTGTAGATACGATTGCGATGTGTACCCTTGACAAGCAATTCCTTGAAGAGCGGCGCATGCGAGACTCGAACAACACGAGCATTCTCGATCACTTCCGAGGCGTCAACCCTGGCATCGAAATCAAGGACTCTATCTTCCTTGAGTCAAACACAGGCTGGACTGGCACCCGCATCATGGCTTATTACAACTCACCAGAGTTTATCGAGTCTGTCATTCCGCAGGAGTTTGAACAACTCGCACCACAGACAGTCAACTACGAGACTGTTATCAACTGCCACGCACGTATCGCAGGCATCCGCCTTCCGCACCCTAAGAGCGTTACGTACATGGATAACGTTCAGTCCTCATAAGACATACTCTTAGCTTAGGTCTAGACCTCCGCTGCCTTTGGTGGTGGGGGTCTTTTTACAAGGATACCAAATGGGACTCAGCACATATAAAGGCATCGACTCTGACAAGCTAGTATCAGTTAATGAGTTTCTAAAGCTGTCGGCATCGCCTTTTATGAACGTAGACGGCAGTGTTACGCCCAAGGTTTTCTCTGTCTCGCCTGCCTTACTCGGCGTCAATTTCCTGGTACTCTCTCGCCTTCTTGTACATATCGAGGATAACGGTGCCATCACTGCGGATGACTACGGCGCACTAGCAACGTTATCCAGCGGGCTACGTATTCAGAAGACGATCGGCGGCATCACGTACAACCTGGACGGAGGGCTACCGATCACAGGAAATACGCACTGGGCACGTCTGGCGTTTGACATGAAGGAGCACGTCTTCGGATCAGGCAATAACTTTGTGACCGCACGTTGGACCTTTGGGGCCACAGGTATTCCGATGATCCTACAAGGCGCCGATGTGCTCTTTGTAACGGTTAACGATGATTTAACGACTCTCGTCGAGCACACAATGCTAGTACAGGGATACACACATAAATAATGGCATCCATCACCTGGTCAGACGTTACAGACTACGCCGCAGAGCTATCTACGGTGGCCGTAGGCGTGCAGACAGATATCCTGGCATTGGCCAACGGGTACCTTAAAGTCGACTGTTTCGGTGGAGAGTCAGGCATCAAACTGAAGATTGCCCGGATCAATATCGCCGCACACTTCGGCCTAACGCTCGGCACTACCAACGGCGCCCACGGGCAAGTGCTCTCAGAAGAACTCGGAGACATGAAGCGCCAGTACGGCAAGCAAGCCATGTTCGCGGATTCGGAATTCGGGTCTACGAAGTACGGCCGTGCATATCTAACGATCCTCGCTGGCGCGAATAGCCGTGGGGGCTTTGTACTTTAGTGGATGTTCAAATCAACGATAAACGCTGGCGAGAGCTTGTGGCCAAGATCGGAAAAGAGATGGCTAACAAAGGCGTACGCGTTGGTGTGCTCGCTGAAAAGGGGGGCAACGAAGATCGGGACGGCATCACCATGATAGAACTCGCTGCCATCCATGAATTCGGAAGCCAGGCCGCAGGCATCCCAGAGCGCAGCTTTATCCGGTCTGCCTTTGAGGGGTCCACTTCAGAGCATGCTCAGAGGATCATGATGGGCAAGACAATCAAAGGTGTAATTGAGGATCGTATGACGCCAGATCAGGCACTCGAAATGCTCGGCCTTTGGGGCGTCTCGCGCATCAAAAAAGGGATCAAGGCAGGCATCGATCCGGCCAACGCTGACAGCACCGTTGCCAAAAAAGGATCAAGCAAACCACTTGTAGACACCGGCAGGCTACTAAACGCGATCAATCATAAGGTGGAGTCCTAGTGCTTAGCGGTGTCCTCTCATCGTTTCAGACGGGTACGTATACAGTGCGCAGGCGTACAGCGCGTACGCTGGTGCTAGGCGTCTCGACACCGGGAGCAGAGTCTACGTTCTCTGTCGATGGGGTAGTACAGCCTTTGACAGGACAGCAGCTAAGCCTTTTACCTGGTGGCATGACATCACATAACACGCGCCGTATCTGGACAGAAACAGCACTACAGGCTGAGGCTGACGGTATAGGGCCGGACATCGTAGAGATCGCTGGGCAGGATTACCGCGTCTATCAGGCACAAGAGTGGACCGGCCTAGACGGTGATCACTATCGCGCACTCGTAACAACGTGGGTCGAATGAGTAGATCTCTAACAACAATTCAAGCGGCGATCGCAACGTGGATCGAAGCATCCACAGGCCTGCCTACGCTATGGGCAAACCAGGACACCCCGCGCCCGCGTGAGGCGTACGTATTGGTCAACTCAACGTGTAGCCCCATCGGTCGACCGTGGGTAGACGGATCGGTAAACCCCTCACCAAGTGCAGGGGCCGAGGCTGTATATACCGCGCGCATGGTGGAGCGTCTATCGCTGACCATTCAGATTTTCAATACATCCACGCTAGGCGATGCAAGCGCGAGCGACTTGCTTACAGGTCTTATCCTCGCGTCTGAGCTACCTACAAGGGCGGTGGCATTGGATGCGGCCGGATGGTCGCCTGCAGCTTTTGGCGATGTCACAGACGTAAGCGCACCGAGCGGAGCGGCATACTTTGAGCCTCGCACACTGCTAACATGCTTCGGATACTCGGCACCAGAGGCCAGCGAAACTGGTACAGTCATCGGGTCCGCTGAGATCATGAATAGCGACGGGGTGATCGACTACGTTGGCACATCGTCTCGCATGAAAGCACAGGCCGCCATCGTGGCACGTGCCGAGGTGTACGCCGCAGCGTATGTGCAGGTGACAGGGATCTTGGACGGTGCAGCCGCTGTTTCCGCGCAGGCCCTAGTAGCTGCCGCTGTGAGGGCCATACTCAATGTGTCTGCCGACGTATCCGCATCAGCAGCGGTAGCCGCATCATGTGCCGCTGTCCTACAGGCAGGCGCATCCACACAGGCACAGGCTGTAGTGGCCGCAGCGGTAGCGTCTACACTGGTAGCGGCAGCAGCGGCCTCTGGATCCGCAACTGTGGCAGCCTCCGCCTCACTGACTTCGGCCGCACGATCTTGGACCACTGGCAGGGATTACTTTAGTTCTGCTTTCGCAACTGATGAATGGTTGATCGGCAACACAACGTACTCTAGCGGGTACGCGCCCAATGTCGGCACAGAAACGCTAGTAGACAACGGAGCTGGTGGCCTAACTGGGCAGACGTCGACTAATGTTGTCACCGGCGGGGTGGCCTGCGGTGCATGGGACTCTGTAGACACCGGTGATCGTCTTGAGTCAGACGGGACTACGGCAGGAGACTTTAATGCACTCACGACCGACTTCGCCTTTCGGATGGTGTTCGAGGTTATCGGTGGATCGCTCCCTAACTCAGAATATCTCTTAACCAAGTTTAATACGAGCACGGGCGGTTGGCGCATCTACTCTTCGGGCGGAGAGTGGTTCTTTGGGCTTTGGGATAACTCAGGGAACACGGCGGGCGTATTCGCAGCTAACCCGGCCAGCGGGTCCTATGCAGATGGTGACACCCACTATATGACCGGCTGGGTCGATGCCAGTACCGGCACAATTTACACTAAGGGTGACCTAAGCGCGGAGGCGTCTGCCTCTATTGCTGCGGACATTGTCGACTCTACGATCACCACAGCAGCGCTGCACGTCAATGGCTACGCAAGTACTACCGGTCTGGCCGGACTCAAGTGCATCAGCGTTTCCGTATGTGTCGGGGCGAACGCCCAGAACCTCTACGATGAGACTTTCTGGAACCACCCACCGTGATCTGTGCGAAACAACCTTAAAAAATACTTTTATTTATGATACCCTTACAAAAGGATTACACCTATGGCAGAATTTTCTAACTATGCTGAAAACGCGGTACTAAATCACCTACTGCGTAACGTCGCACTGACATCACCGACCACGGTGTACCTCTCCCTCTACAGTACCGATCCTACTGATGCGGACTCAGGCTCAGAGCTGGCAGCAGCCAACGGGTACGCCAGGATCGCGATCGCTTTTGACGCCCCAAGCGGTGGGGTATGTCTAAGTACAGCAGAACTTACCTTTACCGCATCCGGTGCGGACTGGTCTGCAGCCACACACATCGGCATCCACGATGCATCGACAGCGGGCAACCTCCTATTTCACACCCCTTTGGCAGCGTCACGCACCGCACTTGATGGTGACTCGATCGTCTTTGCGGCTAATGCTGTATCGGTAACCCTACAGTAATATGGCACACTTAGCATTCGAAGGCGCGGTACTCAACACTGTCACAAAGTACGTGGCACTGCGCCCACGTGATGGGTTTGTGTCAGGTACTTTAGGGTGGCTTGACGCTACCAGCAACGCCACATGCACGCTTGAGTACACCGACAGTGCAGACGCACCGGCAGAGGCCGCAGGCGATGCTTGGCAATGGGCACCTAGTGGCGAGACCGTTACCGGCCCCGTTGCGTCGGCGGCAGGTGTCGAACTCCTCTCTTTTGCATGCCAGCACAGCAGGGCGAGACTTAAGATCGTGGCCACAGCAGACTGTGATCTATCGATCTGGGATGCACATACACCGTAAATTTACAGTACCAGCATATTTCATGCTAGAATAGAGGCGCACTATGGGCGACATTGACAACACCGTATCACTATCGATTCAATCTGGATCGGTATCTGTCCCACGTGCCGGGTTTGGCACCGGGATGCTCCTTAGCTACTCGGCCGCTTGGACTGAGCGCGTACGCACGTATAAAAAGCTTTCCAGCGTAGCAGCAGACTTTGCCGTTACCACGAGTCCTGAGTACCTCGCTGCACAGGCGTACTTTAGCCAGAATCCACGACCTAAGCAACTCAAAATCGGCCGTTGCGCATTGCCGCCCACTCAGGTCTATGTGCTTACACCGGTCGCTGCTGACACTACAGACTACGTCCTAGTCGTATCTGGCGAAGGTGTCACGACTACCACGGTCACTGTCACTAGTGACGCATCGGCAACCGTTGCCGAGATTTGCGCACTCCTTGAGACCGCTATCAACGGCGTTACCGGGATGAATGCAACGGCTGTTGACGGTACCACGGAGGTCACGATCACAGCGGACACTGCAGGCAACTGGTTCTCTCTCGCTCCAAAGAATCCCGCACTACTTGCCGTGTCTCAAACACACGTTGACCCAGGCGTCGCTACCGACCTTGCTGCTATTCAAACGGAAGACGCAGAGTGGTACGGGCTGCTTACGAACTACAACTCTAAGCCGATGGTACTTGCAGCCGACGCATGGATCCAAAGCAACAAAAAAATCTACCAGGTTGCTACAAACGAAAGCCTCGCAGTCACTGGAGCCGTTGGTTCTGCCGACACTGGCGACGCTATCAAGACGCTCGTACGTGCACGCACGCAAGCTAGCTATCACTGGAACCCTGCTGAGTTCATGTCTGCCGCATGGATGGGGCGCCTATTTGCCCTTGATGTCAATGCAGACCCTGCATTCAAGATACTCACCGGTGTTACCGTGCAGGCTTTGACCGACACACAACGGGCCAACTTGATCGCTAAGAACATGTCTTTTGTTGAGACTGTGGCGACTAAGAACGTACCCTTTGACGGCAAGACCGGCGACGGTGATTACCTCAATGTGCAGCGTGGTCTAGACTGGCTCGATGACGACATGAAGAAAGAGGTTTTCGAAAACCTCATCGCTCCCGATGTCTTCCCTTTCACAGACGCCGGAGGCCAGGCACTAGCTAGCGCAATGGAGGCAAGCCTAGATCGCGGCATCCAAAAAGGTGTACTGGCTGCAGACCCTGCACCTACGGTAGTCGTGCCTCTTGTGGCAGACATCCTGGCAGCGGATAAAGACGCACGCACGTTTACAGGCCTCGAATTTACAGCGACCAAACTCGGCGCCGTACACAAGGCCAACATCGTAGGGACGGTACTATAAGATGGCAGACTACAATCAATACGATCCGGCTCAGAACATTCTGATTGTGCATGGGCATATCATCACGGGATTTGCCCCTGGCTCTTTCATCACAGCAGAACGTGACAACGACAGCTTCACCGATGAGGTAGGCGCTGACGGTAGCGTTACACGTGTAAAGAGCCACGATAAGCGAGGCACGATCACGATCACGCTCATGGGTGAGGCACCGTCAAACAACATCCTCAGCGCTATCAACGTGGCCGACGAGCTTATCGGCTCTGGGTCTGGCAACGTCAAACTCACGAACCTAAACAGCGCCACGGCTATCAATGCCGCTAACGGCTGGGTCATGAAACCTGCCAACTTTGAGGCCGCTGATACAACCAGCCCACGCGAGTGGAAGATCCGTTGCGCCTCTTTGTCGATGTTTATCGGCGGGGCGATCATCTAAACCAGATAGAGGGAAACTATGCTGATTACAACTGAGACAACGATCCGGGGCATTCGGATCATGACCACACAGCTACGTCCAATGCGTAGCTTTTCTCTTATGCCTAAGATCCTCAAGATCGTAGGCCCTGCTCTTGCTCCCCTTATGACGGGCGATGTCAAGCTAGCAGAGGATATTGACGTACTCTTTCCGTCACTCATGAGCGCGCTTGAGAACCTAGATGCAGAGGATTCAGAGAAACTCGTAGCACGTATCTTAGAGAACACGATCGCGATCAAAGACGGCAGCAAGTACGAACTTAGCAATGATGACATGATCAATGCTGCCTTTACCGGCGATGTTAAAGCACTACTTGAGGCTGTGTGGTTTGTGTTGAAAGCGAACTATGAGAATTTTTTCGACGCCGACTTGCTAAAAGCCGCAGCAAGTCAGCAAGCGGAGATGGCGAGCCCCTCAAGTTAAGCGACGAGTTATCAGAAGTCTGGCCCATCATGCGGCTAGTCTGCGAAGATAAATTGGACCTAGGTATGATCGATACACCAAACATAGACGAGATCGATCTAGCCAATGAGGCGCTAGACGAGTGGCACGCTGCAGAGGCGCGCGCGCATAAAAAGGCCAATAAAAAGTAATGTCAATGCAGGTAGCAGACCTATTCGCCCGCATGGGCTTTAGGGTGGACAAAGGGCAGCAAGCGAAAGCGCAAGCCTCTATCCAGCGTTTCGGCGCAATGGCTAAGAAGGCGCTGCTGCCACTTGCTGGGCTTGCCTCAGGGGCAGCACTCTTTCAGGCGCTTCGCGGTAACCAGGAGTTTGCTAAGTCCCTGGTACGTCTTGAGATTGCGTCTAAGGGTGCGATCGGTACGAGCGACGAGCTACGTAAAAAGATCCTACAGGTCTCAGATGCCACAGGTATCGCACGGGATAAGGTACTACAGGGCGCGGCTAGTTTCATCTCACTGACTGGCGACAGCAAGTCAGCAGCCGACCAGCTTGAGACATTCGCAAAAGTAGCGCAAGCGTCCGGTGCAGACACTGACGATGTGGCACGCTCTGCCGCTGCCATGTCTCAGAGCATGGGCATTGCATCTAAAGATTTTGAGAAAGGCTTCTCAATCCTTATCGCAGGCGGCAAGGCCGGATCGGTAGAACTTAAAAATGTCGCTCAGGTCATGGCCAAGCTGTCGGCTGTGTCGTCTAACTTCGCAGGCGGTACGGGCCTTGACGCGCTAGCTAGCACAAGTGCAGGGCTACAGCTTGTGACACGTGCCTTTGGTGGTGAGGCATCCGAGGGCGCCAACGCACTCCGAAAGCTCATGGGCACCATGGTTAAATCCGCCCCTAAGCTCAAAGAGGCAGGCGTCAGTATCTTCAACGTCGACCCTGAGACGGGTAAAAAGGTACGCCGCAACTTTCAAGATATCATTGAAGACATTGAGAAAAGTTCTCTGTCAAAAGATCCCACCGCGCTTGCTCAGGCGTTCGGCTCTAAAGAGGCACTCGCGGCCTACGAACAACTCGTACTGAACAAAGACGAGTGGCGCGCCCTCACCAAAGAGGTACGCAACGCAAACGACGTACAAGAGGACTACGCCAAAGTATCTGCCAAGGCATCGATCAAGATCTCCAAGGCTTGGAACAAGGTCTCCAACCTAATCCTTAGAGGTGCTGCAGCTGTTACCGATGTCTTGATGGTGCTGGCGGGAAGCTTCGATGCGGTCAAGGTTACGGTACTCTTAGCAGTGTCCGCATTTGCGCTATTCCGTATCGCCTCAGTGGCCGCAGCACTACAGACTGCTGCAGCATGGGCACTAGCGGCAGCGCCTATCATTCTCATGGTGGGCCTTATCGCGCTCCTGTATCTCATCGTGCAGGACTTCCTTACCTTTATGGAGGGTGGGGAATCCGTCATAGGTACGATCTGGGACGGCATCAGTCAGCACTGGAAGGATACTCTCATGGAGTTCTTTGAGTGGTTTGAGAAAAAGATCAACTCTGTTGCATTGATGGCAGACGACTTCGTATCTTTCTTCACAGGCAGTGAGTCCAAACGAGAGAAACGCAACAAGGCCCAGGCGGCTGCCGCCACCGCACAATTCGCCAGGGACAGAAGCGGCCGCTCTTTAGAGGACCGCAACCTCCCTCCGCTGCCTGTGTACGGCCCCCCTACTCCAACACGCCCAAACACCGGGGTGATGCTTAAGCCTGACGGCAGCAACTGGGCAGAGTATCAGAATCAAAAGATCGAGATTAATGTAAACGGGGTAACCGATCCGATCGCAGTCACAGACGAGGTTGAGAAGCGCCTTAAGAAAGGGCTTAAAGACCAATGACATCTAGAATCGGAGATCTGGAGCTGGACTGCATTGTAAGAATTGTTCCTAACCACAGGAACGAAGCAACGATGCATCCTGTAGAGACAGGCGCTAACATCACAGATCACGTTATCGAGCGCCCTCTGACGGTAGAGGTGGTCAGTATTGTAAGCGACACTCCTATAGGGCTTGTGGCCGATGCACGATCTGACAACTCGATACCGAGCGATATCGCGTACACCTACCTTACCCGTCTCATGGCAGACAAGGAGCTAGTATCTATCGAGTCAGGCGTATACCCTGTGTTTAAGGATATGCTCTTGCTCTCACTTACCCCACCGAAGGATGCGACCACAGGGGCAAGCTTTCGGTTTACCGCGTCTTTCCAACAGACTGTGTTCTCCACCGTTAACGTCGACGATATCGAAACACTGGTAGCCCTGCCTTTGGTAAAGAAGAAAAAACAGGCCGGTAACGTAGACACATCTGCGGATGGTCCGTCAGCAGCGGACTCTCAGCCTAAAAAAGCCGTACCAGATTCTCACCTGTTTAACGCGTTTGAGGCGGTGTTTGACTAATGCCTAGCGTAATCCCATTCATTCCCTCTGAGGCGTTCTACACGTTCAGCACGTCTATTGATGAGGTGCAGTACATTTTCGATGTTCGGTGGAACAGCCGTGCCGGTCACTGGTACTACGATCTTAAGGACGAGAACGGCGATGTGATCCGTAGCGGTATGCGCGTAGCGCTCGGAGCATTCCCCCTTCACAGATCCGTAGACGCCAGGGCACCGACAGGCGCTCTTATGGCCGTCGACACCACAGGGCAGGACTTAGAGGCCACCTACGACGATATGGGCGTGCGCGTGCTTATGGTGTACTACACGCTTGCCGAGATTCAGGAGTTTCTAGCATCGTGAGCGTACGGTTCGGTAGGTCGGTAGAGCTTATCTTGGCGTCTGAGCTTGGTCCTGAGGCTATTCAGATCGGTAAGCGGTTTTTCAACTCGTACACGAAACGTACGACCATTAACGGCCTGCGGGTGCGTTTTCAAGTAGAGAAGACACTCGGCAAAGACAGTAATGCGGCCACGATCCTAGTCTCGAATCTTAGTGCAGATACGCGCGCAGCATTCCAAACCAAGCCAGCACACATCACACTAAGCGCAGGGTACAAGGGTGATAACAAGATCATCTACAGGGGCGATATCAAAGACGTAGAAAGCTACCGAGAAGGCACGGACTGGGTAACGTCGATCACCTGTGGCACGGGGGCACACGCCATCAAAGGTGCACACACAAGCTTCTCATTCGGCGCCGGGACCACGGTAAAGGAGCGCCTTACAAGGCTCGCTAAAGACATGGGTCTGTCCCTGCCGACTAATGTAAAGGAGGGCAAGTCTTTTATTGAGCAAGTCTCCAGCGGCGAGGTTATGCACGGCCCTAGCATGAATATCATGAAAAGGGTAGTCGGACCGGGCTATAGCGTATCAATTCAGGATGACAAGCTAGTGGTTCTAGAGGAGGACGGGGTACGGTTCGCTGCCGGTACACGCATCGCCCAAGACACCGGTATGATCGGCATCCCGACAATTGGGCCACCGAGGCACGAAAAGGGGAAGCCGATTCTCACAGTCAAGACGCTCCTCAACGGGGACCTGCAGGCTGGGGGCTTCGCTCAACTACGCACAGATACCGTCAATGGAGACTATAAGTGTGAAAGGGTTACACATTCCGGCGATACGCACGGGCAAGAATGGTACTCTAGTGTCGAGGGGCCTGCTTTATGAGTATCACAGATTCACTGGTGGAGACACTAGACGCGTTTATCCAACGCAGGCTAGCACAGATCAATGTGTCAATTCCAGGCCGTGTGCAGTCTTACGATGCTTCCCAGCAGTCCGCTACCGTACAGCCACTCATCCAAGAGGCGTACACAAAAGAGGACGGCACCCGAGGTGTTAGAGACCTCCCAATAATTCAGGCCGTACCGGTCGCCTTCCCAGGCGCGGGATCATACGGTTTCACTTTTCCCTTGACAAAGGGTGACACTGTCATGTTGCTTTTTTCTCAAGCAAGCATTGACAAGTGGCGTAAGCAGGGCGGCAAGGTCGACCCTGTGAGAGATCGCAGGCACGATCTGAGTGATGCGATCGCTATCCCTGGACTGCGTAGCTTTAGCGAGGCTACAGATCAGGTGGCCGATGCCGCTGTACTGTACGGGCTAGAAGTGCGCCTAGGCAGCAAAGACGCCAGTGAGTCTATCCTTCTAGGTGACTCTTATGTGGCTGCGGAGCGCGCATGGCTGGATCTGCAACAGGCGTTTAACGCTGCAGTAGCTGTGGCCCTTAGTGGCCTGGGCGCCCCTGTTGCGTCACAGGCAGCAGCGGTGGCAACAGGCACGGCCACGTTTAAAAACGCAGGTACGTCAGCAAAAAGCGCGAAGGTAAAGGCCGAATAATGGCAGACCCGAACGCCGCACTCACGTTCAAGCTAGACGCATCGGGCGATCTGGATTTCACCGCTACCGGTATGTCCACGCTGTCCGGCCTAGATGCCGTTGTGCAGAATATCAAGACAGCATGCGCACTATTTAAGGGCGAATGGTTTTGGGATCTTGATGCCGGCGTCCCGTACTTTGAAGACATTCTGGGCCAGACGTACGACCAACAAACCATTATCACGGCATTCCGTAGGCAGATCCTAAAGGTGCCGTACGTGCTTAAAGTGCTTGACATTGAGTCAGCCTTTGATGCGGCCACACGCACGCTGACAGTGACTTTCGAGGTCTCAACAGAATTCGGTGATGCACAAGACGAGGTAACAATATGACAACGTACGGTTTACTCTCCACAGGCTTTGTGCCTAAGACGGCTACGATTATCCGGGCCGAGATCAACGCATTATTTCACGCCAAGTACGGCAGCAGTTTTGACATGAGCGACTTACAGCCTCAGGGCTGGATCGTTGGTGTTATGTCTGAGCGTGAGGCGCTCCTATGGGAGCTGCTAGACGCTATCGTATCTAGTCGTGATCCTGATGCCGCCTTTGGTACCTACTTTGACACGATCCTGGCACTCAGTGGCGCACTTCGTACCGCTGCGAAATCGTCGACTGTCACGCTGACGCTTACAGGCACTGCAGCCACGTCGGTACCTGCGCTGTCTCAGGTCAGTAACCAGGTAACGTCCGAGCGTTTTGACACCTCTGCTATTGCCGTACTTGTGGCCACAGCCACATGGGGTGGTAGCACAGCATACGTACTGAACGATCGCGTAACCAATGGCGGCAACGTATACCTTTGCATTACGGCGGGCACCTCTGCGGCAAGTGGGGGGCCGACCACAGAGCTAGCCTCTATCTCAGACGGCACGGTGGACTGGCGGTTTCTAGGCAACGGCACTGCAGATGTAGACGTAGCGGCCACAAGTACAAACACCGGTGAGGTCATCGGCGCAAGCGGAGACCTAAACGTCATTGAGACACCGCTATCCGGTTGGGACAGCGTGATCAACATTCTTGACGCCACGCTCGGTGCCGCTGTAGAGCTTGATGCTGCGGCCAGACTTAGACGAGAGTCCATCCTCGCCACAGGCGGCACCACTCCAGTGGATGCCCTCAGGGCAGACCTGCTTACGGTTACAGGTGTAACTAGCGTTCGCATCTTTGAGAATAATACCGATACCGTCGACGCCGATGGTGTTCCAGCGCATAGCATCGAAGCGCTGATCCAAGGCGGTGCAGATCAAGACATCTGGGATAAGCTCTTAGCCTCTGGCCCTGCAGGATACAACACCTACGGCACCGAGTCAGGCACGGCGGCAGACGCGCTCCTTAATGACCACACGATGGCGTTTAGTCGCCCGACAGTGATTCCTATCTACGTGTCGGTGACTCTAGAGTATGACGCCGCGTTGTACCCTTCGGACGGGGACGATCAGGTTGCAGCGCAGATCGTCGTATTCGGCGACGCGCAAGCCTCAGGCAAAAACGTTGTCAGCTCTGCAATGAAAGCACAGGCGCACGCCATTACCGGCGTACTTGAAGCGAGTGTTGCCAATATCGGACTATCGGCATCACCGACGCTTGAGACCACACTACAGATCGGTACGCGAGAACTGGCCACATTTGACACATCACGGATCGTGATCACAAGCGCAGCAGGCACACCTTGAGCTTAGCTAAGATCACAGACCACGCTATACAGGCGCTAGCCCGCATGCCCTACCAGACAAAGGGTAGGGAGAATATGGAGTTTCTGATCTCCACGCTTTGCGGGCCGATGCAGGATCTAGAGGATGCGGCATATGACGTACTGCTAGGTTATCTGATCGATAACTCAGTAGGTGCGCAACTAACGACGCTAGGCGGCCTCGTAAAACAGCCACGTAATGGCGTGACAGATGACGATCTATACCGTCGATATGTTCGAGCCAAGGCAGCCGTGCTAAACAGTAGCGGCACATACCCGGACATCATCGCCGTGTGTTTGCTTGTGCTAGGCGACAGCGATGTCACGATCACCCTACAGAACAGCACAGCGGCCACTGTACTTGTAGACCTTGGATCGGTAACAGGGGTCACTGCTGCAGTGGCAGACATCTTGATCGGGTACTTGCGCAAGACAGTTGTTGCCACGGTTCGGCTACTGCTCACCTACAGTCTTGGTCCTGATGACGAGTCCCTACAGGTCGGCACCGTGGCTAACATTTCAGTTAGTGGACCTGCTGTAAAGCCTATCGGCACTACTACATTTCAAATGGTGAGCACCTTCGGACTGTACCCAAGCGGATCGATCCTTATCGATCCTGGCCTGGCGAGTCAAGAGGTGTGTACGTACACCAGTATTGATGCGACAAACATCTACGGGATCAGCCCAACCACTGCCGCGCACGCGTGGCTATCGGAAATCCTGCAATATGACGAAGATACAGGCATGGGAGACACTGCTGACGCGTTAGTCGGCGGGGGCTACGCAAGTGTGCTAGAATAGGACTTTATGAGCGATAAACCTACTGTACTGCCCGCATGGGCCACGACTGGCACGGCCACAGAGCCAAGCGCAGGATCTAAGCTCATCGGGTTTATCCCCGGCGCCAAGTGGGCAGCACAGCATGCCAACTGGCTTTTACTAAATATCTACCTTTGGCTGCTCTGGATCTCCAACGGCGTGTTGCAACGATCGGCCGCTGCCGACAATAGCCCGGTGTGGTCGTCTGCAGATCGTGACGGAAATCAACGGCATTATGTAGACCCTAACGGGTACTTTGGTGGCCCGGCTATTCAGGAGCTACACCGATGGGGGCCGGTCTCCACAGGTGTAAATATCACTACAGGCAACCCATGCAGCCGCCTAGGCGCTACGGTCTTTGCAGACACTAACTGCACTGTGCAGGTGCTGTCGGGGACCTCAGCAGCGGTAGAGGGCGGGGGGCCACAGCTAACCCTTAACGTAGCAACTGGCGCATCTGGCGATCGTGCACTTGTAGTCTCAGAATACGGCGGAGGCACACCCTCGTCAGACCAGCCGATCACAGATCTAGACGATAACATAGTGGTTATGGAGTGGTCAGCCTACATCAGTAGCACGACACTTACAGGCATGGAGTACGCCTCGGGTCTGCACAACTTTGCGGCACACTCCCACGCCGGGCTAGGTGCCGGCACTAACCGCTTTGTACAGTTTTACGCTGCTGCAGGTAACGCCAACTGGCTGTGTAGATGCGCAAAAGGTGGGGCCATTACTTCTGATGATTCAGGTGTAGCGGTGACTACAGGCTTTAAACGATTCAGGCTTGAGCTGCACGGTGCCAATACGGCGCTAGGGGCAAGTGTCGCGCGCTTTTTCATCGATGGCGCGTTAGTGTCTGAGATGTCATCGGACGACTCAGATCAAGTACCCTCAGGCGGGTCGGCTTTGGGTATGATGCACTGGGCGGGCGGCACGTCTCCAGCATCCAACCGCGCATACTCCATTACCTCATGTCTACTTGCTTGGACAGAATCAAGGCTTACAGATGTCCCAGTCTAAGAAAACCCCTGAAGAGCGTAGTGCAGCTATGAAGCTGAGACTTGCCGGCATCTTTGCCGGTGTGGTCCTGGCTATCGTGTGCCACTACGTGCCAGCACAGTACCAGACTGCATGTCATGCGGTCTCAAAAATTGCAGCCGTGAGCTGCGGAGGATAGAGAACCATGTTGAGATTTTACGCTACCGCTACCGTTTACGCCTTTCTTTCTTTCTTTGTAGCAACGCTAGCCGTTGCACAGGGGGACGAGCTAGCAGAGCTTGCCAAGCCGCTGTATCAGGCCATTGCCGAGGGGCAATATGCTGCAGCCGCTGCGCTTGGCCTTGTGCTGCTGGTCGCTCTTGTACGTCGATACGGAGGCGCACGCTACCCAATTCTTAGTCACAAGCTAGTTGCGCCTTTGCTCGTGTTGCTTGCTTCGTTCGGTGCTGCCGTTGCATCTGCAACGCTGGCAGGCGCTAGCTTATCTGTAGGCATGGCATACGCTGCGCTTAAAGTGGCTGTACTTGCATCCGGTGGGTACGCTTTGACCAAGCCGTACCTTGCTAAACTTGGCGAATGGGTGCCTTCATGGGCAAAGCCTTTTGTTGCCATTCTGTCTGCCATCGTGTCTGCCAAGAGCGGGGCCAAGGCTGCCGCTATCAAAAAGGCCGAGAAGGCCGGAGACAAGGCGATAGAGGATAGTCCTGCTAAAGGCATTGACATTGACTTCACCGATATCAAATAAACCACAGGACGAGGAGATAGAGTATACAGAGGAGCAGCTTCGCAAGGTGCATGTGGTGCAGCTGTTGAAGCATCCTGTGGCCCTGCCTCATGCCTGGAAATGCAGGCTTATTGACGAGTTGGCAAATGGTAAGAAACAAGACTAGATTTTTGCTGTCAGCACTGGTGGTGCTACTGGTTCTCTCCCTCGCCCCCGGCGTGGCTGGTGCTGACAGCGCTTTACGTTTTAAGACTCCTGCAGTGTGTAAGACCGAGGGCGGATCGATAGTCAATATCGATCCGGGTCGCTACCTACCTGAGCCTGTGTGGATCGATCTTGATCTGGACTACAAGACGCAGGAAGATAAGATCACGCGCCTTGAGGCTGAGAATAAGTCTTTGCGTCAGAGCGACTCTGGTGTAGGCTGGGTGTGGACCCTTACCGGCATTGTAGCGGGTGGTCTAGTAACAAAATATCTCACGGGGGACTGATGAAGAAATGCACCAAGTGCAAGCAAAAGAAACCGGCCGCAGAATACAATAAAGGAAAGTCTCAGTGTAAGGCATGCCGCGAGGCAGTAAAGGCCGCATGGAGACTGAAGAAACGACAAGAGGCCAAAGGAGATATCTCGGCACACGAGTACGGCACATCAAAGCTGCCCGAAGGCTACGGCATTGAGCGTGTGACGCAGCATGTCGACTCAGCAGGCAATCTTAAACAGCAATGGATCAAGAGTGTTGCCGATAAGAAAGAACGCTTAGAGGAGCTGATAGCGGCACTTACTGAAACGTTCGAGCCGTTCCGAGCACACGCCCTTAAGATCAAAAAGCCAAAGGGTGCCAGAGAATCGGACCTAATGAATCTGATCCCGATCGGCGATGCCCACATTGGGCTACTGGCATGGTGGGAGGAGTCCGGCGAAAGCTTCGATCTACAGATCGTTGAGGCGATCATGCAGCAGGCGTTTGATAAATGTCTGGCCGTCGCACCAAAGGCCGAGACGCTCACGATCTTCTCCGTGGGTGATTATTTCCACACTGATGGATCTAAGAACGCCACGTCTAAGGGAACGCCTGTAGATGTTGATGGCCGCTGGCCACAGGTGCTGCGCGTTGGTTTGCGTATCCTTCGGTATGCCATCGAGCGCGGGCTAGAGACACATCCAAAGGTACATGTCAAGTGCGCACGTGGTAACCACGACAGCGAGCAAACGACCACACTAGTAGTGGCGCTGTCGATGCTTTTCGAAGGAAACCCACGGGTGACTTTTGATGAGGCGCCGACTAAGCACCACTATCTACGCTTTGGCAAATGTCTCATTGGACTTACGCACGCCGACACTGGTAAGCTGTCTGAGCTGCCAATGGTGATGGCGGTCGACCGTCAACAGGATTGGGGTGAGACGCTGCACCGTAAATGGTATTGCGGACACTTTCACCATGACAAAAAGATTGATCACACCATCGGCGAAAAACACGGGTGCACCATCGAGATCGTACGCACGCTAGCGGCTACAGATGCCTGGCACAAAGGGCAAGGCTACCGCAGCGGACGCGACATGAAAATTGACACGTGGCACAAAGAGCACGGCCACCAGCATAGGAGCATCGTAGGCATTACGATGCTAGAAGGGTAGAGAATGATAAGGATTAAAATTGATCTAATAAGCGCCAGAGGGCCAGAACATAGTAAAAACATAGGCTGTATGTACCTGGCAAACAAAGGCTCAAGCGATGACGGGAAGCGGGGGGACTACGTTGTGGCAGTATGTAAGAGGGGATCGGAGTTGCCTCCCATTGAACTGTACGCAGGCACCGAGGTAGCGTCCAGAGACTGCGTGAAAGCACTTAAAAAGGCTACGAGAGTGGGTGAGGTTCTAAACTACCCTCGTCTCTCATACAACGTTTGGCGGCTGGTCAGTCGTGCGCTGCGTTCTGCATTTCCTGAGGAGGGGTAGAGAATGAGAGAACCAGTAGACCACTACATGCGAGGTGGTCTAGAGTGCATCGACGCAATGCGGGCAATCTCATCGCCTGAAGAGTTCAGAGGCTACCTGCGGCTGACTGCATTTAAGTACCTTTGGCGACTTGGAGAAAAAGACCTACCAGCCAATGAGGCAAAGAAGTGCGGGGACTATGTTCGCTGGCTGCAGGATGAGCTGATGCTATCTGAGGCACAGGAGGAGCTTACTCAGGAGGCAGAGTCTCTAGGGCTGTACGGTGAGCGCGCCGAGACCGTCAAGGCGTATAGTGATGCGGTAAAGTTCACAGAGGAGGACAAGGTAGCGGCACGCAAGGCCGAGGCACTGGCAGAGGATGCGAAGCGTACACAGCCCGTCGTACAGGTAGAGGACACACCGTACCTCTACTGTCCCCACGGTAAAGAAATTGACGCACACTGCGGCACGTGCCTAGGTGGATGGGCCAAGGCGTGAAACCCTTCGTCAAAGAGATCATCAAGCATGGCATCGGCTGCTGTGTCGAGGCGTTCGCATCTGCAGCAGGTGGTCACATTGCAGAGCGCATCTTTGCAAAGCCAGAGGACGATAAGCCTGCAGTCAAAGACGACAGTAAGGTGACTGAAAAGTAAACAGTGCGCCATGCTGTCACGGTAACGCCGGCCCAAGTGGCCGGTTTTTCTGTTTGTGTTTTTGGCAAGGTACGTGCAATGATAGAGAGCATGAAGCAACCCACCCTAAAGCAATTTCAAGCCATGATCACCAAAGATCTGAAGCGCCTTAAGGTAAAACGATACTCGGTGCTCGCTAGGAGTTACATCGTTCTAGTGGAGGACGTACTCTTAGACGCGCCACCGGTAGACGACCAAGAGGAGCTAAACGCACTTATCGCACGGGCGGCCAGGAAGATTATCTACCGAGAAAACCTAACGAAGTGAGAGCCCGCAAGACATTACCTGTAAGACCACTGCCCGATCGGAATGATCCGATATGGGCGCACGGCCACGAGGTTGTCAGACTTCTGGCAGCGTACTTAGACGGAGAATAGAAATGTACATAGTTAAGACGACCATACTTGGCGAGACAGCCACACTGGTTTGTACAGACAGTTGGACAACCGCTAGCCTCGCAGCTTTAGAGGCCGCATCTCGTTTTGAGCTTGTCACTATCAGGAATAACTACAGTGACATGACGTTCTTCGTGAACAACGGCCCTGACGGGTTTCACATACAGCGGTGGGGCGCATGAAAGCGCGAGACTTCAAACGCACCACACTGCAGGACCTTCTAACGCCTTTGCCGGAGTTCTGGGAGTACCTAACAGCCGAGCAAAGGCACAGCCTGAGGGTAGGACGGATCCATCACCTGGGGCTTTCGTACTACACGATTCCCGCACCGCCTTTGACCTTCACAATTGGGGACTTTTGGCCAGGACGTAAAAAAGCCCCACCCGTAAACAGGTGAGGCACGGTAGGGGCTGTACGCTGGGCGTCAAGAGAGTCCTACCGGAGGATACGTACAGGGTATCACATCGGCCGGCGCTTGCGCTCAAATCTGCCCAGGTGCTTCAGGCCGATGCCAATGGCGTCGATCGTATCGTGGTACTTGACACCCTCCCATATGATCAGTTCAGCTGCCGATAGGCGGCTTTTGGTCTTGATGGCCCTGGGGCTCTTCTTAGCTCCCTTAACGGTCTCGTCCTTTGGCACCTGCCCAGCCCACTCGCCCGGCAAAAGAGCGTGGCACGCGTCAGGACACAGCCCTAGGGACAGCGCCACACCTGCGGCTACGCCGGCCAGAGGTAGCATGTGCTTTGGACTGCCCTTTGCCTTTGCGGCTTTTCGAATCTCCGGCCACTCAACCACGATCTCTGTGACCGTGTAGTCCTGCAGCCAGAAAAACACCCTTCGGGACATGTCAACAGACTGGCGCATAGGACACTTGTACTTCCCCCCCTTTGGCACGTCGACATGATCGGCCACGACGAGTACACCGTCTAAAAAGACGGCCACGCCGCAACGGTTAGAGCTTGGATCTAGCGCGAGTAGCATAGTGCCCCCGTGGCCTCAAAGGCCTTATCGAAACGTGTGTGTGTGTTGGCATTCTTAGACATGCAGATAAACGCGCTATCACACGGCGTGCCGGCTACTGGTTTGAGCGTTTCAGAGTCCAGGTACGCGATGCGCTTTGGTGGTATCGCGATCGTCAGTTGTAGCCCTGCAGGTATCTTGATATTAGACAGGTGCCTTAGCTGATTCACTGAGTACGCCAGATAGACAATCTCTGTACCGATAGCCGACTGTGTTACGCACTTCTGCAGGATCCGCTTTGGCAGGCCACAGGTGCATTTACGTGTGCCTCCTGTCTCTGTCTTAACAGATCGGTTGCATCCGATGTATACCCCGTTTACGATCTCACATGTGCCTGGGGGGTTTACAAATACACGGCCGTACCAGGAGCGTAGTAGCGGAAAGTCGATAGATGTCCAGAACAACACAGCCTTGACGATCGTGTTCGCCTTAGCGCTTGAGAACGGGTCAAGATCAATCTGCCCTTGGAATGTCTCCAGTACGGGCACAAGCGCCGTAGGGTTTGTGTACCACTCGCCTGTGGCCGATAGGTGCTGGGCGTTGCTCATATCGTCTCCAAGAATTCCATGACCTGCTGTCTTGTCTCCAGGAGGACAGGGTAGTTTAGGCCTACATAGACGGCAAACCCGGGCTGTGAGACTAGCCTAGAGGCTACCCGGGCTACCTCTTTGCCGTCCTCCTCTACGATGTAGATTATAGGACACATGGATCCTGTATCGACGAATTCCATCTTATCTGCTCTTGGTGTTTCTTTGTCTGTCACATTCCCTCATTCCAGGGCGTCAAGCGCCCATCCTCATAAATTGTCTTTGCGAACTTCGACCACCGCAACATTGCAGCTACGTCGACCTCTGCGGCCGCTTCCATGCGCGGGCACATCTCGACCATACACTCAATCATGATCTGCTTCAAGCGTTCGCTTGCCTCATGCACGCGATCAAGCGGCGACTCTATCAGAAGCTCATCGTGAACCGGCAAGATCAGAAAGGACCCGTACAGTGCTGACGGTTTGACGCAGTACATCTCATAGCTAACACGCTGGATCGCAAGTTTGATCACGTCCGAAGCAAGGCCCTGAAAGAAACCGTTGGCCGTGCTACACAGCGTCATCCCCGATCGGATGCGCTTCGTGTAATGCTGAGTTAGTGTGCCGGACTTGTGGATCGCTTTTACCAGCTTGAAATACTCGACGTTCTCCGTCCAAGTCTCTTTCCAGTCTTTGATAATCCCCGCCGCAGTGTAGACGCATGCCTCGCACATGGGCGAGATAAGACGATCGTACCACTTTGTGATTTTCTTGGTACCGCACTCAGATTGCCCACCTGCCAGGATGCAGAATCGCAGGCCCTTGTATACTTTGCCGTTCGGCGCCGTCGTATCCGGCCCTTGCTTGCGTTGCTGCATGACGAGGGTAGGGGCACCGAGCAAGCCAGGAGCACCAAAGTTGATGGGCTTGGCAGCGTTCCTCTGATCCTTGAATGATTTGACCGTATCGCGCTTGGCAACCATTTCAGAATATGGAACACCCGCCGTTTTTGCGCCCAACTGACTATGTACGTCAATACCTGAATTAAGCGCATCGCCTAGTCGACTGTAG